GCGGCTATAGTATATCCGATATATTTACTGAAGGAGGCGTGGTATGCCGTGCGATTGTAATGAATCTGAAAAAAACGATATAAATGTAGAAATTGTAGATGCAAGCGGAAATACATATGTTGGCATATTGTATGCTGGGTTAGAAGATTTTATGAATTGGTTTACATCTAAATCCGCTACTTTTCATGTGGAAGTACATAGTAGAGTTGTAACTGGAGACTCCTCCGTGTATTCAGCCTATAGCTTACCAATGATAGGTGTAACTCAGAAATCAAAAGATGAACCAGAAAAGACCGTAGATATTGTAATAAACTTAGAAAAAAACAAATCCTTCCTGATACTTACAGATACAGAACAAAGATATGAATTAGGTTATTAAGAGGATAGAGACATGCCTAAGTATGCTCTTTTGTGTGTTGATGACAAATCACTGACAGAACCTAGCTGGGTTCTAGATAGTGATAGAAGTGTTATGTTGTACTCGTCTGTTGCTGAGGCGCAGCGAGACCTAAAGAAAAATTTTGTATCACAAAACTATGAAATTGTGGAGTACAAAAATGATGGTAGAATACCTAGATCCAGACAACGAAGATAATTATGATGATGATAACCCAGATCTCTGTGGTCTCGATGATGAGGCTATCAGAGATTGGGCTGAGTTTTGGGAAGAGTATGGTGAGCTACCCGATTGGGTAGAAGAAAGAATTCGTAGGGAACAAAATAATGACGATGACTAGAAAACATTTCGAGGGCATTGCCGAAGTTATTAAGAGCGCAGATCTTCACCCTGAAGACCGCGCTTATATTGTTAAGCGTTTTTGTAAGTTTTGTGAACGGGTTAATATCCGTTTCGATTCTAACAAGTTCACTGAAGCCTGTACTCCCGAAGGAGAAAACTCATGAAGATGACTAAAGAGCGTGTTGTTAACTTGGTGCTGGATTATTATGTTCGTCAGAAGAACCAGTTCGGTATCGAGAACACTGGTGAATGTAGGTATAGGACAGACGGCAATGACTGTCGTTATTGTGCCATTGGCTTCCTTGCCAGTAAGTCTAGGAACTCTGACAAGTTCTTTGAAAAGAACAATGATAATTCAGATTACCAGTCTGTGTCTGTCATTGGCAGAGAGATTTTCCGATACATTTATATGGAGCCTAACAAGGAAAATATTAAGTTTCTTGGAGATGTTCAGGATATTCACGATAGGTTTGCTGTTCTACATCAGCGGTGTCCTGAACTTGAGTTTGATGTCTGTAAGAATTATTCCCCTAAGATTACAGATGCTAATGGTCGTAACTTTATGGAAGCAATGAACCAACTTATTAAGGATTGACTACTATGAATATTGATCTTGAATACGAACTTGGTAGTGAAATTGAAGCCCTTCTTCGAGAAGATTATGAAGAACTTGAGGGTATTGAAGAAATTGACGAGCTTCTTGAAGAAGTACTTTCTGATTTTCATGTGGATCTTCTTAGTATTGCAGAAAATTACTTTAGATTTAGTATTCCTAATCTTACCAAGGAAAGAGTTAACCAGTTTGTAAGTAACCATGAACCCGAAGAAGAGGATGACGAAGATGTCGAATGATATAGACCACCTTGATCACCAGCTTTGGCTTGAGCGTAACACTGACCCCTATTATCTTGATAAGGAACTGAAGTATGAATACTTTGATGTACGATCAGAACACTACCTTGAGTGGCTTCAATGGTGTGAAGATCAAGAGTTGGGTAATAGTAACGGGTAATATGCAGAAGGGGATTGCTTTGCACGGTCCCTTTGATACTAATAAAGAAGCTCTAGATTATATTGCGGATATTCCTGCACTAGAGTATGGGCATCAATGCGAACTCTTTCCTCTTATTAAAAAGGAGACAGAATGAATATTCTTTTTACTGATAATTATTTTCCTCTAAAGAACCAGCCAGAAGATGTTATACAAGTTTGTCGTGGTGCTAACAAGTGGTACTACTATGTTTGGACAGGAAGACGGCACACTCAAATTTCAGCATCCGGTGCGTTTGAAAATATGTATGATGAGATTGAGTCTATTAAAAACAAGATAAAGGAAGGCATGAAGTATCAGCATGGGAAGATCGACTAAAAAGATTATTATTGAATCTGTAACCGAAGCTTTGTATGAAGAGTGGCTTGTTTACTGTAAGCAAAATAAGATTGACATTAACAATGATCCTGTTTGTAAGATGTTTTGCAAGAAGACATTTAGAGATTTGTTTATCAGTAAAAAGCTTTCTAATTCTACTCCTTCTTCAAAGAAGGATAACATTGATATTGATTGGGTATGAAAATGCAAGAAACAATTGAGCTTTTTGATGACATAGGTTTTACTCACAACGGATACCAAAGGTGGGCAGATGTTCAAGTGTCTGTAGATTGGCTTCCCGTTGATAATAGCTTTGATCATGCATTTGGCAGAGAAGTTGTTTGGGATCTTGAGTGGGAAGATTATACCATTCTTCACTTTACTGTGTATGACGAAGACGGTGAGGTAATGGGTGATTTTAATCTTGATGATTACGAAACGTATGATCATGACGTTCTTAAAGGTCTCTCTGTTGTTTGGAAGACGTATAGTAAGTACCTCTTGGATATTGTCCCTAACCTAATTGATGAATTGGAGCAACCTGAACGTGAATACGATTGAGTATATAGATCATATGGGAACAGACCTCTCTGTCGTTAATGCTGCTAGGGTGTCTCATGACAAAGAATCTTCATGGGAAGTAGATACAATAGCAAAGAGTAGATTTGATTGCGTAGTTGGTCAAGTTCCTAGTGATCGTGAGTTTCAAAAGTTAAGTGAAAAAGACGAGAACCTTATTAGATATCTTGCTAAACATAATCACTGGACTCCTTTTGCTCATACTTCTATTACTCTTCGTATAACTGCTCCCGTTCCTATTAGAACCCAGTTCTTTAAACATAAGCAGGGTTTTGTAGAAAATGAAATATCAAGACGATATGTTAAGACAACTCCTAAGTTCTTTAGTCCTAAGTGGAAGAAAAAGCCAGAAGGAAATATTAAACAAGGAAGTGGAGAATACTTTGATTTAAACGATTCAATAACCCTTAGTAAAGAATATGAAGAAGCGTGTCAGCTTGGATTGGCTGCATACAATACCATGATTATTAAGGGTGTATGTCCCGAGCAAGCTAGGTTTGTACTTCCTCAGGGCATGATGACAACATGGTATTGGACAGGTAGCCTTGCGGCTTACGCTAGATTTTATAAACTTAGGACGGACTCTCATGCCCAATCAGAAATTCAAAATTACGCTAACACAATTGGAGAAATCATCAAGCCTCTCTTCCCCGTGTCTTGGGAATGCATCACTATGTAAATGTGGGTGGCCTAAACGAGATTGTTTAAACTGCCCCGCTCCCACAACAACAGAATTGTTGTTAAAAGAATTGGAAAATAAAAAACTTATTAATGAATATAATAGTGGATGGATCAGAAAAGGATCTGATTGGTATCCTCTTAATTACTATCTTAAAAAAATTACAGAAGGAAAATAAAGTATGTCACACGAAATGTATGAAAACGATACCGCTATGTATGCTAATGGAGAGGCTGCTTGGCACGGTCTTGGTACTGTGGTCGAACACTCTCCCTCCCCGGCTGAGGCTCTTCGTCTCTCTGGACTTGACTGGAAGGTCGTGAAGTCTCCTAGTATTATCGCTGAGTACGAGGACGATGACGGGGAGATCGTGGACGCTATCAGTACTAAGAATGTAGCTACTATCCGTCAGGATACTGGTGGCATCCTTGGTCTTGTTTCTCCAAGTTATCAGGTTGTTCAGAATGAAGAACTGTTTGATATTGCTTACGAGCTTGGTGCTGATGTTCGAGTTGAGACAGCAGGCAGTCTCGATAACAACAAGAAGATTTACATCATGCTTCGAGGAGATACGTTTGATGTTGGTAATGAAAATGATAGTGTTACTCAATATCTGGGACTTTTTAACAGCCACAACGGAACCCTCTCGCTCAGTGGTCTTCCGACTAGCATCCGGGTTGTTTGTGCTAACACTTTGAACATGGCTCTGTCACGGGGTGGTCGTAATCTCTATCGTATCAAGCATACCGGAGAGATGACAGAGAAGATTGCTGATCTTCGTGCTGCCCTCAAGAGATTCCGAGAAACCGGTAACATGTTTAGAGATAAGGTTATGACTCTTAATAGCAAGTTCATGAATACCACTGACATCCAGAACTTCTGGGTTAGGGTATACACTGAGCTTCAGGAGCCTTTCGTTGCCAATCCCACTACAGAGAAGGAAGAACGCGCTACTATCAAGGCTGCTCAGACTATTGCAGAATGGTCCAATATCTTTGATAATGAGCGTTCAGAGCATGGACTTAGGCCAACTGCTTGGGTTGCTGGTAACTCTGTTACTAACTGGCTACAGCACCGAGAGGGTAGCCGTGGTCGTAAGATGTCGGATAATAGTCGAATCCATAACAACCTTATTGGTAAGGCTGCTGATTCTTCTAGCCAAGTCATGAAAATGGCTATGGCTGTCTGACATATTGGTCTACTACACCCGAATAATTGGGTGAGTAGTGGAGAATGTTGCAATGCTTTGGGATACCCTTTCATCAGAAGAGCAAGAAATTCGTACCGAACGACAGCGAGAAGCTGAACAGGCGATGCTGTTGGGCGGTAAGGATAAATACTGGAGAGAGTATACTCGCGCTCCTGATGAGGGTATCCCAGAGCAGCAACTCCTAGACTCCGCAATAGAATATCTAGAACCTTTTTATCAAGACTGGATTGATAAGACTACATCCTGTAAGAAGACACCAGCTTGGGTTCACCCGCTAATTGTTTTAGGTGCTAGAAAAATGGCAGACTTAACAATTAGATGTGTAATTCGATGTTGGCTTTCTACAGGATACTTTGGATTTAAGAACGATACTTTCCCTCACTCTCCTCCTTTAGCTCAAACTGTATGCAGATCCATAGCTAAAGATGCTGTAGCTATTATAGCTTATCAACAAGCAAAGAAAAACTTTAAAGAGGACTGGGAAAGACAATCTAAGTTTGTTAAGAACTGGTCTCCTAAGAGATGCATGGCTTTTGTTAAAAAAGTATCTGAAATACCTAAGATGTCTTTGAAGCAACAAGAAGACTTTGGTCATCATATGTTGAGGATAGCTGAAAAGAGTAGTGTAATACAAACATCAAAGGTTGTCGAAAAGAATGGTAAGAAGTGGTCAAGAAAGCTTTATGTATCTTTAGATCAAAAGATTATTAAAGAATTATATAGAAGACATAAGTCTTTAGAAACTACAGAATTAATCTTTAGGCCAATGATTGTTCCTCCTGTTCCCCATACTATGGAGCGGAGCGGAGGATATCTTACACATTACTTAAGAAAAGAAGTAGTTCATAGGTTCTTATCTAACTACTATGGAGAAGAACGAAGAGAACAAAAGTTTTCTGAGCCATCTGCGTTAGTTCTTGAGGGACTTAATGCAATGGGTAATACTGAGTGGACTATAAATGATCGGGTTCTCGAAGTTCTTACTAATCTATTCAAAGCTAATACTAGACTGGGTAATTTACCTGCTTATGATTTTTCTGGTTTTGAATTCCAAGAAGAATATCCAAAAGAAGGAACTAAAGAAGACCAAGCTAAATGGTGCCAAAGAAAAGAAGAAGCTTGGGGTAATTGGTTTAAAGAAGAACAAAAAAGAGCTAGGATGCTGGTTAGATTAGACCTAGCACAACAGCTTGTTAAAGAACAATTTTTCTACATGCCTTACACCCTTGATTTTAGGGGAAGGTGCTACGGTACATGCGAACTACTTTGTTGTCAGGGTTCAGATTTTGATCTTTCTCTAATACAATTTGCAGAGCCGGTTGAGCAGACTGATGTAGGAAAAAAGTGGCTAAAGATTTATTTGGCTAATCTATTCGATAAAGAAAAGTTATCTTTAGATGACAGGGTTAAGTGGGTTGATGATAACATGAAAATGTTTGAAGCAATCAATAAAGATCCCTATGCTAACAAAGAGTGGTTATCGGATAAGAAGAAAAAGAATCCTTCTTTTACAAGACTAAAGGTAATCTTTGATCTTTGTAGAAAAGACGGCCTTACTCAAATTGATGTTCATATAGACGGGAAATGCAATGGTACGCAACACTGGTCCGGCATCATGCGCGATGAGTTGACGGCCACACTCACGAACCTGAACGACAACGACAACCCAGAGGATTTGTATGGATTTGTATCAGATAAAACTACAGAAGTTTGCTATGAACATAAAGATACTGTAGACTGGTATAGTGTATTCTTAGATTATTGGTCAGACGGAATTAAAAGAGAAGTAACAAAACGTCCCACCATGTGTGATTCATATGGACTTACTTTCTATGGAATACAAAAGTATATTAAATCGGAAGGCCATCTTGATTGGGTAGACAAGGATATGGTTGGAGGTGCTGTGGTTGAATTGGCTAGAGCAATCCAAGAATCTTTATCTCAAACATTAGAAATGCCTAATAAGGGTAAAGACTTCTTGAAAGAAGTTACAACCATACTAGGAAACGCAAACAAGCATGTAGAGTATACTACTCCAAGCGGATTCAAAGTAGTTCATTCATACAATATGAAAAAGAACAGACGAAGCTTGGCTTCTCTATTCAACCACAAAGAACTGACCTTTTATACCTATACTGAAGATGTAGATATTCGTAAAGCAGTTCTTAGTATATCCCCAAACTACATCCATTCGCTAGATGCGGCTCATATGTTTTTAGTAATTTACAGACTTTTAAAAGAAGGTATAATAAAACTTTCTTTTATCCACGATTCTTATGGAGTTCACGCACCTTACGTTGAAACCATGAGGGATATAACAAGAGAGGAATTTGTTAAAATCCATGAAGAAAATCAACTACAGACACTCAAAGAAGAGATCGAGAGAAACACGGACCTTACACTCCCCTCTGTCCCAGAGCGAGGAGGATTCAAAATATCAAGAGTTCTTAAATCAGATTATCTCTTTTCCTAAATGTGTTTGGATTAGGTGGAAAGATGCGGCTACTCACGGTGGACCTGAATGGGTCTATGCAGAGGATGCTATGAAGTATTGTCAGTCTTCTCCTCCAATTATGAATACTATTGGTTTTGTTATGAACGAAACAGATGAGTATATTGCCGTAACAGATACAATAGGACCGGAAGAAACAGGTAGCGTAAATGTTATTCCAAAAGGAATGATAATTAATTTTACAACTCTTAAGGGAGAAAAAGATGGGATGTCTTCATGTTGAAAACGAAGGGGAAATGGAATTAGCTTTAGATCAGGCGGTTAAGTTAGCGAAACTTAAAGATACTCATATGTGCATTGAGTTTAATTGCAAAGCTATGATGAATATTTTTACAACAAACCTTTTTGATTCTTTTCTTAAACAACAAGTGTCACCGTCTAACGGATTCAATCTACATTTGATTGTACCGGCAGAAGAAGACGAGGGACTCAGTGAGGTATAACAATGAGTAGAGTTTTGGTTATTGGTGATTTGCACCTTCCTGCTGAAAAGCAAGGATACTTTGATTTTGTAAAGAAAATCAAAAGAAAGTATAAAACAGATACGACAGTATTTATTGGTGATGTTTTAGATCATCACAGTATTTCATTTCATAAAAAGCATGTGGAGTCCGGTGGTCCAGTTCAAGAGTTTAAAGAAGCTTTTGAAAGCATGGCTAAATGGAAGCGTATGTTTCCTAGAGCTAAAGTTTGTATTGGAAACCATGATGAACGAGTCATGAAACTTAGTAGTGACGTTGGTATTCCTCAAATGTATCTGAGGAGTTATTCTGACATTTATCAAACCCCTAAGTGGAGCTGGGAGTATTCTTTTGAGATCGATGGAGTATTCTATCATCATGGGACAGGAGCTGGCGGACAGTATCCTGCCTTTAATGCAGCAAGGTCTAGGGCAATGTCAACAGTCAGCGGTCACTGTCATTCTATTAGCAGTATTAATTGGCTTGCTGGCCCTAATACAAGGTTGTTTGGCATGAATGTAGGCTGCGGAGTAGACGCAAAACATATTGCTATGGATTATGGAAGTAATTGCATGAAAAAGCCAATTGTATCTTGTGGGGTTGTAATTGATGGACATCCTTACTTGGAGCTAATGGATCTATGAGCAATAAGAAACTTAACTTTAAAGAATTTAGAGGACGTACAGCAGGAAAGCCTCGTCGTTCTAAAAAGAATAAATATGGACTTAGGAAAAGAGGAAGAAAGAATTAAAAACTTATGACCCCTTATCCGATTTAGTAAGTAAGGAAGGAGTAAATATGGACAATTTAACTGAAGAAGTTTTGGAACCAGTATCCGAAGATACTAACGAATCCCAAGTTCCTGCCATCTCTCTTGAGATTGTATTGGGATATCTAGCTAGTCTTGCTGATTCGCTAGAACAGATTTCACGAAGAATTAAGGATGATGTAAATGGCTTGATTGTACAAGCTAATAAGAATAACCCAGAAGAAATTCATGAAGGAGATACTAATGATGACGAAGAATAAGCCAGCTACTTTTATTACGGGAACTCTTGATGTTCAGTGGGCATTCCTCCACAAGGTCGATGACAAGTTTGGTAAGCCCGGTAATCACAACATTACTGTTGTTGTTGATGAAGAGCTTCAATCTCAGCTTGATAAGCTCAAGACTGAACACAATGCTACTAAGATTAATGGAATGAGGACAACTGATGACGGTGTTACTGTTATCAAGGCTAAGTCTTCTTCGTTTAGCAAGAAGGGTCAGGAGATCTATCCTTGCTATGATGCAAATGCTCAGAAGACTGAGGCAGTTGCTTTTGGTGGAGATAAGGTTAAGCTCAAGCTTACACCTATGATTATCGACCGAGACTCTTCAATGAGTCTATTCCTTAGTGGTGTTCAGATTATTGAAAAGAAGCCATATGAAGATACTGGCGGATTCTCAAAGACTGAAGGCTTTGATGGCTCAGACTACAAGGCTCCCGTTACTGAGTCAACTGCTGTTGTTGAAGAAGTAACAGATACCGAGGAGATCACGGATAGTGACCTCCCGTTCTAAAGACTCCCTTGAGTGGGTTTTCCCCCTAAACCCCGTAGCGGCTTCCCGGCCCCGGCTCTCTAAGGGTCGGGGCGGGAGGCCTCACGCTTACTACGCTGGTCCCTACAAGAGATTTATCTCTGAAGCAGCTAACGTAGTAGATGAGGTGTTTAGCGAAGGATATCCTTTAATAGAAGGACCACTTCATGTGTCTTTACAGATGAATGTTAAAAAACCAAAAACAACTAAGTTTGATTATCCAAAGTGGGACGTTGACAACGGAATCAAAGCTTGTTTAGATTGTTTAAATAAAAAGCTATGGGTAGATGATTCACAGATTATTTCTATCGATGCTTCTAAAAGATGGGCGGAAGATGGTGAAGAGGGACACTTTATTATAAGTGTTACGGAACAGTAGGACTAAGGTTCGCTGTTCTCTTGGCTCCGTAGCCCAATCGGCAGAGGCAGTGGACTTAAAATCCATACAGTGTGGGTTCGAATCCCACCGGAGCTATTGGGTTGGGTAGAATCTAAAAATCTTTAAGATTAAAGAACGCTACCTTGGTTCTGTTGAACTTACCAACAGGACCGTCAATCCGCCCTCCTGTCTTCGATGTTGGAGACAGGGGGGTTTACCTCAGGCAAGCTGCGTTGGCGTTGTAGCGGGTGACTTATAATCGCCGTCACGTCGCAGGTTCGAATCCTGCCCTGAGGATTATGAAGATAGATCAATTTATACCATTAGGATTAAAAACGTGTGTTGAAAATCCTCTGTCTAAAAAGCATTGCTCTATTATTTGCAGAGGAAATAAAATAATATCTGTAGGTATTAATAAACATAAGACTCATCCACTAGCAGCTAAATACGGTTACAGGTATAATGAGCTACATTCAGAGTTAGATGCTTTTAGAAAAACAGACGAAAGAAGTAAACTTACTCTGATCAACTTTCGATATAATAGGTATGGGCAGATGAGAATGTCCAAACCTTGTGTCAAGTGTTTGCCTTGGTGTTTAGAGATATTTGACAACATATATTATACTACGAGAGAAGGAATCGTATTGCTCTCGTAGCTCAATTGGATAGAGCAGCGGACTTCTAATCCGCAGGTTGCAGGTTCAAGTCCTGCCGGGAGTGCTTTATGGCTAGAGATTATGCAAGCGAAAAAGCTTGGGAATCCAAACAAAAATATATTTCCTCTACAGGAGGAAAAGGAAGCGTCCGCCGTAAAACGGATGAAGAAAAGTATAGAGATAACTACGATAAAATTTTTGGAGAAAAGGAATTAAAGAATGGCAAGTTGCAGCAGAAAAGAAAACAAAAATAGAAAAAGTAAACGTGAAGCCAAAAACTATTGGCAGTGTTCTGTTGATTACAAAGGAAAGAATTACCAGATTCTTTTGACCGATTCAGAGGTTGAAAGGGGTCTTGGTAGAGCAAAGAAAAATCCAGAAGATATTCAGTCTTGTCCCTGTGGCAAGAAGTCTAAATGTTCTAGTTTCTTTTGCTGGTTGATTGGAAGATACGAATAATTATATGCCTCCGTAGCTCAGTTGGTAGAGCAACCGGCTTTTAACCGGTTGGTCGTAGGTTCGAGTCCTACCGGGGGTATTAGAAAGGGAGATTTATGCTTGAAGAAAACCTAGATTTAATTAATAAGATATCTTATTCACTTGCTTCCAAGTGCCCAAGGTGGACGAATGAAGAAATTTATTCGTGCGCTTTGATTCATGCTTGGAAAAGACTTCAAAAGTTTGATGACACAAAAACAAAGGTAGAAATATATCTTAATTTTACAGTTAAGAAAGATGTTATCTATGATTACATGCATGATCAGGGATATAGAAAACAAGCTAATAGAAAGTGGCTAAGAAGATATAATCTTAAAACAAATCTTGAACCTATTCACTTAGATAAAGAAGTTGTCAATGATTTTTCTTGGGAGCTTTTGGAAGTACTTTCAGATAGACAAAAGCTAATTGTAGAAATGAGATTAAACAAAGATACTCAAGATGTGATTGGAAGAAAGATCGGCAAGTCCAGATCTTGGGTGTGTGGAGAACTAAAGAAGATTAAAAATATATTGGAGAATACTCATGGGAACTATGACTGAACGTAAGCAATGCCCCTCTTGTGCAGCAAATGGGCGAGATAACTCAGAAGACAATATGGCCGTATATGACGATGGTAGCGGTTATTGTTTTAGCTGCGGTCACTATGAAAATAGCAAAGGAAACTCTACTCGAATGACCACTACTCACTCTTCTACCGTAAACTTCAAGCCTCATACCGGCACCTTCACTGGTCTATCTGACCGAGGTATTACCGAGAAGACCGCAAGGATTTATGGATATCAAGTTGCTCGTATCAACGGCAAGGATGTTCACATTGCAAATTATTATCGAGACAATGCTATTGTTGGTCAAAAGCTGCGCGGTCCCGATAAGACTTTCTTCTGGAAGGGTTCTGCTAAGAACGCTCCTTTGTTTGGTCAGAATGTTTGGACTAACAAGTCTGGTAATGCAAAGCGTCTTGTTATCACCGAAGGTGAGATAGATGCAATGACTGTCAACCAGCTTCTAAACAATAGCTGGCCTGTAGTGTCTGTTCCTGCTGGTGCCAACGGCGCAGCTAGAGCTATCAAGGATAACCTTGAGTTTGTTACTAGCTACGACGAGATTGTTATCATGTTTGATCAAGACGATCCCGGTCGTGAGGCAGCTAAGGAAGTTGCAGAGATCCTGCCTCCCGGCAAGTGTCGCATTGCATCGCTTCCTTACAAGGATGCTAACGAGTGCCTTGTCAAGGGCGAGGGCAAGGCTGTTGTCAATGCTACTTGGCAAGCCCCGCTATACTCTCCCGACGAGATCCTGCATGTATCTAACGTATTGTCTACGGCTGATCAGCTTGAGAGCAAGGTGTACCCTTTCCCTTATGATAGGCTCACTGACTTCCTTATCGGCCAGCGATCAGGAGAGATCACCCTGTGGACCTCAGGTACTGGCTCCGGCAAGTCCACCATCCTCCGTGAGATCATGTGTCACCATCTTGAAGAGGGCCGCTCCGTTGGTGCTATCATGCTGGAGGAGTCGCCTCAGGAGACTATTGATGATATGATCAGCTTGCTTATCAACAAGCCCGTTCGTGCTATTCGTGCTGCTCGTACTATGAACGAGCTTCGACAGCGTATGGGCAAGGATCCTGTAGAAATGGAGATCATTGATGACCTCACTGATGAGGAGTATGCAGAAGCCAGAGAGCGGCTTACTGGAACCAACTTCTATATCTACGATCACCTTGGCAACAACGCTCTACAGAACCTTGCTGCTCGTATGGAGTTCATGGCTGTATCTCTTGGTGTAGATGTTATTGTACTTGATCACATCACCGCCGCTGCTGTTGGTATGGCTGGAGCAAATGAGAAGGATATCGATGGTGGTGCATCCGAGCGTCTTATCATCGACAACCTTATGAAGGAACTACGCGCTCTTGTCTCTCGTACTGGGGTCCGCATCGATGTTGTCTCTCAGCTTAAGAAAACCCAGAAGGCTTATGAAGAAGGTGATCGCATCACCCTTCAGGATCTTCGAGGATCCGGCTCACTTGCCAGTGTACCTAACACTGTGATTGCTCTTGAGCGTGATCGTCAGAACGAGAACCCTGTAGTTGCTAATACTACTACTATTCGAGTTCTTAAGAATCGACTTACTGGTCGAGCTGGTGTGGCAGCATGCCTGTTCTATGACCGAATTACTGGTAGGACAAAGGAGATTGATTTCGCCGTCTCGGAAGACGGACAGATTCACTTTGAACCCGTTGAGTAATCCCTAACAATCAGGATGAAATAATGAAACTAGTATTTGACATCGAGGCAAATGGCCTCAATGAGCTTATCCTTAACAAGAAGGGTGAGCCACAGAAAGAAGTAACCAGAGTACACTGTCTTGTAACTAAAGATATAGACACAGGAGAAGTTAATGTTTACACTGAAACTAATATGCAATCTGGCGTTAATGCTTTGCGTAATGCCGATCTTCTTATCGGCCACAATATTACGCTCTATGATGTACCCGTTCTTGCACGGCTCTATGGCCCTATTCAGACTAGGAAACTGGATACTCTCATTGTCTCTAGAATGATGTATCCAGAGAAGAGTCAGAATCCGCTAGGAGGAAACTCTCTTGCCTGTTGGGGTAAGCATCTTGGATTTGAAAAGATGGACTATCAAGGGGGCTGGGAAGAATGCTCAGATGAAATGATCGAATACTGTATTCGTGACGTTGAAGTATCAGAGCGCATCTGGAAGTCTCAGCAAAATTTTATTAATAAGTACAACAAGTCTGTTGCTCTCGAACACATTGTAACTGATGTAATATCTAAGCAGATTGAAAACGGTATTGGCTTTAATTTAGATGAAGCTACACGCTTGGATTCTCTTCTATCTCTTGAGAAAGCAGAGATTGAGGACCATCTTAGGTGTGTGTTTCCTGCTAAGGTTGAGGTGCGTTACTCAGACAAGACAGGTAAAAGACTTAAAGATAAGATTACTATTTTCAACCCCGGTTCTCGTCAGCAAATTGCAGAGAGACTTGGTGAGAAATACAACTGGAAGGCTCCCACCACAGACAAGGGAAACCCAAAGGTTGACTCAGAAGTTCTTAAGTCTTTGTCTTTTCCTGAGGCATCTAAGCTTGCTCGTTACTTTGATCTTACCAAAATGCAGGGACAGGTAACAGATTGGTGTACTCGATCAGCTAACTCCAGAGATGGACGTATTCATGGTAATGTAAATCCTCAGGGTACGGTTACAGGACGCATGACTGCATCACAACCAAACCTACAGCAGGTTCACTCCGATCCTAGAATGCGATCTCTATTCATTCCCAGTAATGGCAATGTAATGGTTGGTATTGATGCATCTGGTCTTGAGGCTCGTATGCTTGCCAGTAGAATGGCTAAGTATGATCAGGGCAAGTATGCTGATGTCATCCTTAGTTCTGACATTCACGATTACAATATGGTTCAGGCTGGTATCGACAGCCGTACTGTATGCAAGACTTTCTTCTATGGATTCATCTATGGTGCTGGTGACGAAAAGATCTCCAAGATCACCGGACAGAACGGACGTACACTGAAGCAGCGGTTTCTTCGGAACATGCCAGCACTCAAGAAGCTAATCGATGAAGTGAAGTTTCAAGTAGCCAAGAAGAAAACAATTACACTACTTGATGGTAGAGAGGTTCCTTGTCGTAGTGAACATGCCGCTTTGAATGTTCAGCTTCAAGGAGACGGGGCCATTGTGATGAAGCTTGCTCAAGCTATCTTGTATACTAAGATAAATAAAACAAAGGGAGTCAAGTTTATGGCGACAGTTCATGATGAATGGCAACTGGAATGTCATCCAGATATTGCCGAAGATATTGGCAAGGCTGGTGTCGAAAGCATTGTCCTTGCCGGTGAGAAACTTGGTGTTAACATGCCACTTGATGGTGAGTACAAAATTGGATCAAACTGGTCGGAGACACACTAATGTACAATTGTAATTACTTTTTATTGTTAAAAGCTAAAAAGCTAAGAGAACTTAACCCGGCGGTTTATGGAATCTATTCGCTGGCTTACTTAGTATTTCTTGTTTCAAACCCACCAGAACAATTTAAAGAGGATATAGAAAAATGCGGATGGTAATGCTCGGAGGTAGGGCTAGAGTTGGAAAGACAACCATAGCTAAGATGATCGCGGAGTTTGCTTATCACTTAGGTTTTAAGCCAATCTTCATGCCTTTTGCTGGTCCTATTAAGGATGAAGCAGAACGAAAAGGATACTCAAAAGAAAAGAATTCTGTAGAATACAGAAACTACTGCCAAGGTATTGGTGCTTCCGAACGAAGCAAAGACTCTGACTACTGGGTTAACAAGTGGTCGGATCAAATTCAAAATGTAATTAATCTTGAGGCAGAAGATATTGAACGTGGAGAAAAGTATTGGGAACGAGTTATCTTGGTTGACGATTGCAGATATATTAATGAGGTAGCCAAAGGTAGAGACTATGATGCTATACAGATTTTTGTCTCTAACGGAGACAGAAACATTGATGATCAAGACGCAGACTGGAGATACCACGAATCCGAAATGATGGCAAATAACATTGAAGCAAAAGACCCAAACTACAAGGGCATCTTTTCTACTATTCTTATTAATGATGGAGACCTAAATGACCTTAAGTCTGTGGTAGAAATTTATTCCGAGGTTTGGCTGGGCACAAGAATGCTCAATGAAGAAGACAGAGAAACTATTACTAAGGCTAGTCAATCTCAGCTAAAAATTGAATATGTGTCCCAAATACTAGATGAGATATTTGATAAGTTTGGAATTGATCCAGATGACTACATTGATCTAGATGACGGTGATGATGTAGATGATGATGATGACTTTAGCGAAGGAGCAGATTAATGGAGTATCCTAATCTAGCTGCTCTCGACGGAGATATCCTTGCCTACAGAGCAGCACACTGGGCTGATGTTGAAGGCATTGATGAGCTAGAAGATAGGCTGAATCATGATATAAAAGAATGGACTCCAGAAGGAGTATCAAATGTAATTATTTGTTTTTCGTGTCCCCGTCATAAAAACTACAGAAGAGATTTTTGGCCTAAGTACAAAGCTCACCGCGACAAGTTACATACCCCCGATGCATTAGATTACGCTCTTGAGATTGTTTACTCATCAGACTCGTCAGTAAGATGTGTAGATAGGCTAGAGGCAGATGACCTCATGGGTATGATATCGTCCTCAGAAACAGGGGTGTCTGTGACTATAGATAAAGATCTTAGATCAGTGCCGGGATGGCATTGGAATCCAGACAAAGAAGAAAAGCCTGTCTATGTATCAGAAGAAGAGGCAGATAGATTTTTCTACACCCAGTGGATGACTGGGGATTCTACTGACAATATCCCCGGACTATGGAGAGTTGGACCAAAGAAAGCCGAGAAATTACTAAGTAATACCGAAAGGTGTGATTGGGACGCATCTATTTTGAATATGTACAAAGAAGAGAAAAGACCAGAAAATAAACAAGTAGATATGGATCCAGAGTCTTTTGCTCTAGCTATGGCTAGGTGTGTAAGGATCCTCAGAAACGATGAATATGATAAAGACAAGGGAGACATTTTTCTATGGAACCCGATAATTGGGTAAACAATAAACAAACTATTCAAGTTAACTTTTACAAGTTTACCTACCGTAATATAAATTACAAACAACCGTTCTGTAAAAATAATCAAAAAATTGCAAAAAGAATATATTTAGGGGGTTCTTCCCCAACGATTGCTACAAATATATTGTGTATATTTTATACTTGGTTTTTTCTTTTGTGCTTTTGGAGATACTTTATCCCGTATTCTCATGTTGCCGTTTCTATTAATGGATCTTATTACGAAGTAAGAGAAGGCAATAATTTTTGGAGAGATGAAGAGTTTGAAAATAAAAGATTTAAACTGGTAGAAACAGTAAACTTAGAATGCAATAAAATTCCTACAGAAGATGAACTGTTTGGATACACAAGAAATCTTCCTGTACATATGGGAACAAAATCTCCCAAAGACATGGCATTCGCTGTTGCATTTATGTTTATGCCTATCCGAATATTAGGATACCCCAGAATAACCAATGATTGCGTGAGTGTGGCCGCGCACCTACTTTCTTTGTTTGGAATTAAAGTTAGTAAATATGCATGGACTCCGAAATCATTTTACGATAGTTTATTAAAGAAAGAAAATGTATGCAAAACGAAATGGACCTATTCCAAGAATTCATCGTAACGTCTCGTTACTGTAAGTGGGTTGACTCCAGAAACAGAAGAGAGACTTGGGATGAATGTGTTGAAAGATATTACAATTATATTCGTGACAACACCATGTTAATGGTGGGATCAGAAAACTATGATGACTATGCTAGTTTACTAAATGAGTGCAAAGAAGCTACAGAAAACTTGGAGGTGTTTCCCTCCATGAGAGCATTGATGAGCGCGGGTCCGGCTGCTGATGTAGACAATACCGTTTTCTACAATTGCTCGTATCTTCCTATTAAAGATACTAGATCTTTTTCTGAAGTTTTGTATATTCTTTGTTGTGGGACTGGAGTTGGTTTCTCTTGTGAAAGAGAATACACGGAACAGCTACCAAAGGTTCCTAATGAAATTACTAAAACAGATGATATGATTATGGTTCAAGACTCCCGAGTAGGGTGGGCCGAAGCTCTTAGAGAGCTTCTCGATTATTTGTATGAAGGAAAGCATCCAACATGGGATACTTCCTTAGTCCGTCCTGCTGGAGCAAGGCTTAAGACCTTTGGTGGCCGTGCAAGCGGCCCCGAACCTCTTGAACGACTGTTCCGTTATATTGTTAAGCTATTCTATAATTGTGCTGGCAGAAAGCTAAAGCCAATTGAAGTTCATGATATTGTCTGTCTTATCGGAGAGATTGTAATTGCAGGTGCTGTTCGTAGATCCGCGCTTATCTCTCTTAGCGATGTCTCAGATCATGAAATGGCTAAGGCAAAAGCCGGACCTTGGTGGGAAAGCTCAGGACATAGAAGCCTTGCAAATAACTCTGCGGTATACGATCACAAGCCTGATCTGGGACAGTTTCTTCAGGAGTGGAGTCACCTATATGACTCTCGCTCTGGAGAACGAGGAATCTGTAACCAAGAGGCCATGTCTAGAATCGCAGCTAAGGCTGGACGTAAGACGGAGGGTATTAAGTTTGGTACAAACCCATGCTCCGAAATTATTTTACGTCCCTATCAGTTCTGCAACCTAACAGAAGTAGTTGTAAGGCCCGAGGATGATCTAGAAAGTCTTCGTAAGAAAGTACAGATGGCTACCATCTTGGGAACAATTCAATCTTCATTCACAGGATTTCCCTACCTACGAGAAGAGTTTAAGCAGAACTGCGAAGAAGAAAGACTGCTTGGTGTATCCTTTACGGGGATTTATGATAGCAAGCTGATGAGCGGACAGCTAGGTAAAGGAAAGCTTTCATATGTCCTAGAGGAGCTTCGAGAAGAAGCCGTAAAAACCAATCTACGATGGGCGGGTAAGCTTGGTATTAATCCAAGTAAGTCAATTACTTGCTGCAAGCCAAGTGGAACCACTTCTTGTGTAGCGGGAACGTCTTCAGGTATGCATCCACGTTATAGTGAGTATTACATTAGAAGAGTTCGTGCAGACAAGAACGATCCACTATGCACATTTATGACAGAAATGGGAATACCTTCAGAGTCGTGTATGCAAAGACCAAATACGACCACGGTCTTCTCATTCCCAATCAAGGCACCCTGTAATACTGTTACACAGAAAAACATCAAGGCTCTAGACCATCTTGATCTTTGGCTTTTGTATCAGCGTTACTGGTGTCATCATAAGCCAAGCATTACCGTCTCTTATAATGATGATGAGTTTCTCTCAATCGGTCAGTGGGTTTGGGATAACTGGAAGTATGTATCAGGCATCTCCTTCCTACCAGCAGATGATCATGTATATGAACAAGCTCCCTTTGAAGCTTGTGATGAGGAAACTTATAATGACCTGCTAAGTAAAATGCCATCTCATATTGATTGGCGTGATCTTACTCTATACGAAATAAACGACACAACAACAAATTCGCACACCCTTGCTTGCCAAGGAGGTTCTTGTGAAGTTGTGGATATAACTGGAGATTAATATGAACATTAACCCTAATATTCAATTTAAACTGGACAGAGGACAGCCTCTTAATCAGGCGGAGATGTCTATGATTATTAAGTCATGGACTTCTCGTATCGAACAAATGGAGAAGAATATTGAAGAACTTTCCAAGAATAGATCCGAAACTAGTAGAAGAACTAGAAAAAATGTATCCTCCGATTCAGTTTGATCCAGATGTTCCTACTGATCAATTTATAAAGATGCTTGCCCAAAACTCTGGTCAGATATCTGTAATTGAAAAACTAAAACAAATTCTCAAAATCCAAGAAAAAAGTAGAGGAGGCTTCTAATGGGTATATTTGGAGGTGGACCCAAATGTAGGCCTCCTCACGAGTATGATAGCTACGAGTGCTGGAGAAGATATTGGGAACCAAGATATACTGCTTCTGTAAGAATACAAAAATTTAATGCAAGTAGATTAGCTAGTCAGTTTAGAAGACAAGGACAAGAAGCAACACAAAGAGCTAGCATATCAACAAAGCTAGCTCAAGATAAGATTACCAAGCTGGCTAAAGAAACAAACGAACGGTGGACTCAGATTGCTAGATCTCAAACCGGGGCAACTGGCAGGATGGCTGGAGAGTTTAAAGCCGATACACCTACTGTTAAACTACCAAAAGCAAAAAAGATTAAACAAAGATTATCACCATCTGTTCAAATAGCTGGACTGGAGTCCAAGGCCGTTACAGAAGGTACGTTTAAAAGAAAACGATCTCAAAATGAGAAAAGGCCTATATAAAGAAAGGAAATTATTATGGGATTTGGAGGAGGAACTGGCGGACCCGGAAATGTTCAAATTGATAGAACTGCCGAAAGAAGAGCAAATATGGCACTATCTCAAGCTCAAAAGCAACAAGCTGAAGCAGAAGCGGCAGCATCAATGGCTCAGGCAAAGGCCAGAGAACAAGAAGAGATGGCAAAAGAAAGAGCGCAAAGAGATGCTATTCAAGCCGCAGAGGCAGCCGCTTCTACAGAAGTAGAAAAAACAGAGGTAGCTGGTCAAGTTGATGTCGGCTCTATTGTTTCAGATAGACCATCAGTTGAAGCTATGTCTTATCTTCAAATTCCAGAAGAGGACGATGAGGACAAAAACCAACAGGGCACTCAAATAAGAGGAATGTAATATGTCACAAGAAACTCTAGCAGATAGATTTAGGATTCTAAACTCTCAAAGACAACGAAAACTAGAACATGCTAGAGAAGCATCTAGATTAACAATACCAACCATTCTACCTCCAGAATCTAGAGGAGAAGAAGACCAGCTTTACACCCCCTATTCTTCAGTTCCAGCAAGAGGTGTTACGGCTATGTCTAGTAAAATGCTGTCAGCCCTCATTCCCTTAAATGAAGAACCATTCTTTAAGTTTGCTGTTAAAGACGGAGTTACTCCAAGTGTAGAAGTAAATAACTATCTAGAAAGCATGGCAGATCAGGTATACAACAAAATTAAATCTAAAAACTTAAGAGAAGTTGTATTTCTTGCTTTACAACACCTTGTTATTGTTGGTGATGTTCTATTCATTATTGAAGATGATATGTCTTGTAGGCTTATTAGATTAGATAATTATGTAGTAAGAAGAGATGTAATTGGAAATGTAAAAGAAATTATCTTTGTAGAACATGAGTTAAAAGAAGAAGACGATAAAAATTTAGATATGTATAGTACATACAAGGCCGGGTCTTATGCAGAAAATAAAGACGGCTATGAGGCTATTTATGTTCAGTGTCTATTTAACGACGAGTCCGGTATTTGGAACGTCAAAAAAGAAAAAGACGAAGAGATCTTTGAAGAAGGAGAGTTTAACATTCTTCCTTATATCCCACTAAGATGGGGGTATGCCGCAGGAGACAACTACGGTAGATCACACTGCGAAGATATTCTTGGAGACATAACCGCACTAGAAGCCTATTCAGAAGCCCTAGTAGAAAGCATGGCAGCAGGATCCGCATTCTGGATTGCTGTAGATCCTGCTGGAATTACAGACATTGATGATATTGCAGCGGCACCTAATGGAACATATGTTGCTGCCCGTCAACAAGATGTTTTCACTCTTACGCCATCAGGAACAATGAATGCACAGATTCAATCTACAAATCAAGCTGTAGAAATAATGAGAAGAGAAATTGGTAGATCTTTCTTACTAGAATCAGCTTCAATTCCCACCGGAGATAGGGTTACAGCTACAGCAGTAAGAATGGTTGGAACAGAGCTAGAAACGGTTCTAGGCGGAGCCTTTGGATCAATCTCAAGAGATTTGTTTGTCCCTCTAGTGAATAGAGCAGTCTTTGTAATGATATCCGATAATGTTATTGATGAAAGATTATATGAAGAGTTCTTAGAAGACGGAATACTTAGTGTAGATATTGTAACTGGACTACAAGCACTCAGCAGAGATACTGATTTGAATAAACTTATGCAACTTGGAGAAATGGTTAGAAACTTACCAGAACAAATTGCTATGATGTTTAAGTGGGACGAGTATGGCAAGGCTCTTGTAACAGCACTTGGTTTTGATGCAAATAACTGGGTTAAGGATGAAGCAGAAGTGCAAGAACAAATGCTTAAACAACAACAGGCAATGGCGGCTCAACAAATGCAACAACAGGCGGTAAGCACTGCTGGACAACAAGTAGCAGGAGCTTTGGGACAACAAGCAGCAGGAGCATTACAAGGCCAAGATATAGGAGCCATGTTAGAAGGAATGGATCCACAAGCACTTGAGGCACTTAATCAAACCATGACGGGACAGTAAAATGGAATATGAGGTAATTAAAAAAGACATTGAAAACTGGATAGTAAACTATTTAGATAAACCCAGTAAACATTACAACAATCTAAAGGCTTGTCCTTTTGCTTCAAAAGCTTGGTTTAATAATAAGGTAAAGCTTGTTTTAGGTGGTAGAAAAGAAGCTAGAGAAGAAATAGAGCAATGGTCTGATGAATATGAATTAGTAATAATTGCTTGCAATGCTCTTTGGCAAGATATAGATACTTGGGAAGAAAAGATGAATGAGATACACTCTAAAAACGATTTGTATATCATGGTTTTTGACCCAAGCGGAGATTACGAGTGCGATCCTGAACTAGATGAAGATCTTTGGGGATCTGTAACAGACGAAGATTACGGTATGATTTTCGTTCAAAGATTAAAAAATCTAAATAACCACTCAGAGTTTTTAGATAAACTTGGATACTATGATATGTGTTCAAAAGAATTTAAGTCCTACATAGAAAAAAGGAGAATGTCCGATGGCAGGAATGAGAAAAAAGACTAAAAATAAGCCTAAAAAGAATGGAAACGGTACTACTATGCGTAGCGGTCAAATGAGAAAGAAGACCACTAAGAAAGTTGCTGGCAAACAAGGCGCAATGAAGCGTTAACTTAATTTAAATTTACTACTTGAAAGGAGCCATAATCATGGCAGATTCAGATTACGTCGAAACAATTGGTGCTTATGGCTCCTCATTGGGGGACACTGCAAAACCAGACACAGAAGCATTAGCTAATGCACAAATTGACCTAGCTCTCCCTAGAACGGGAACACAAATTGACTTTGGGGATTGGTTTGAAGATCACTATCCCTTTGAGAGAAACGGAACGGCTGCGACAGCAAAGATTGAGTTTACAGCAACCTCGTTCCCAATCACTAATGACCAAACCATCAAAATCACCGATGCCTTTGGTACTGAGATTACTTATACAGTTAAAGGATCTCAAGCACTAAATGACCAACAATTTGCTGGTCTTACAGGTAACTCAAACATTGCCACTTCTCTTGCCGCTTGTATTAACGATGCAAACGCTACAGATAGAGCAGCAGCAGGATGTCATGGTGGTACTATTACAGCATCGGCTTCTGGGTCTATTGTAACTCTTACTCAAGACGTTGAAGGAACTGACGGCAACACAAAGATTGATATTACTGGCTTTAGTCAGGATGTTGTTAGGGTTTCGGGTCTTAATGGAGAAATGAATGGAATCAACCAGTCCGGTTACAAGGGCTTTTCAGGCGGCACTGGCGTTGCTGCTACTGCAACCATTACAGTTCTTGGAAGCATTACAGCAGATAAGACAATTACTATTATTTCAGAAGATGGCACAGATGCCGCTGGTGGTTTAGGAACAAGTATAGTTTACAAAGCAAAAGATGATGAAGACCTTACCGCAGATCCTATTGAATTTGATAGAGACACTGGCGGAGTTTCTGGGATTGCTACTTCAATCCACGACTGTATTCTTGATACAGGAACCGGACATGGCGTGGCTGGAGAAGGTAATAATAAAATTGTTGTTTCTCAAAACGCAGGTGTCCTAACTCTTAAGCAAAAGAGAGCAGGAGCTTTAGGTAACACAACCATTGCTCATGCAATCGGTGGTGGAGAAGCTACAATCACTAGCTTTACTGGTGGAGAGTATGCTCTAACTGGTCCGGGTGCTATTCTTCCCGGAAGTTCAGAAATGACTTTTACTGATCACGGTACTAATAACCATCCTATTCTTCAGGCTGCTATTAAATCAGTATGGAAGAGATTTACTAAGATTAAGAAGTAAAGGAGTTCTAAATGTCTGGAATTGGTGCAGGAATACAAAACTATAGGGACGTTAAAACATTAACGATAGATGGTTCTGTTAATCCACAACACGTTCCAGCAACATCTACGATTACTGTTACAGCACCTTTATCAATAGGTAATGGTCATCAAATTGAATTAAGAGATGGGTATAATAACTTATTTACTTATACTTTTGATACATCTAGTAATAGTATCTCTAGCTCTACTATAGGAATTCAAACTGCTCGTCTTGCTCAGAGTGGATATGCTGTCGCAAATCAAATTCGTGATAGTATAAACGCTTCCGCAGCACCTCTTACGGCAAGCAAAGCTAACTCAGCCGCAGAAGAAGTTCTAGTAACTCATGACGTTACATGGGGAAGAAACTTTGGAAATACCACACTAGCTGGAGAAGCGGCAGGAACAGGATTAAATGCCAATCGGGCTACTGATGGTAGCTCTGGTTCAGGAACAGGTTTTACAGTATCAAATTTTTCTGGAGGTAAAGAAGGAATCGCTTCTTTAAAAATTAACCAAACACAATTAGTGGGTAGAGGATCTTTTTCATATATAGCTTCTACTAGAAGGTCGATTTTAGAATCTAGAACCGGAATGGGATCCAGTGCAACTCCGTTAAAATTTAGAACTCCAGATGATTGGGATCTTAGTTGGCATCACAGGCTTGGTCCTATTTGGACACCAGAATCTTGCACGGGATCTTTAAAAACTTGGTTAACGTCTCAAAACTTCCAAACTAATGGCGCGGATTTTCAACAAGTTAATGAACTTACAGATTTAAGCAGCGAAAGTAATGACTATGTACAAGTTACAACTTCACACCAGCCATTAGTAAACGATCCTTTAGTTAATCATAATAACTTTAATGGAATAGTATTTGATGGATCAAGTGATTGTTTATACAATAATGGTTATGGAAGCGATTACGATGCAAGTGCTTCAGATGATTTTGGGGTATTTTTAGTTTTAAGAACGTCTAATGATGCTAACAATGTTCAATTTCCATTGCAAATGGGAAGCAGCGGACAAAACGGATCTTTAGGAATATCCTTGGATACTACTGGTTCTGCTACTACTCTTAACGTAATAACTAGGACGGGGGGATCTAATACAACAGAAACATATTTAAATGCCTTTGATCACAGAAACGTTCAAATATTTTTCATTGGGCGTGTAGATGGAGCGCAAACAGTTAGGGTAAATGGAAACGGTAAGACCGCATTTTCTACTGTTACTTGGCAAGACATTGCACCCGGAGGAACGGACTCAGTTATAGGTGAAACTTACTCTGGAGGAAGTTCTTCTAATCACTTCTCAGGAGATTTTCTTGAATTTATTTTCTTGGCTGAAACTGGTTCAAACCAAGTTAAAAATGACTATCAAAAAATAGAGGGATATTTAGCGTATAAATACAACCTTGTTAATGATCTTCATACTTCACATCCGTATAAAAACGAAGCTCCTAGAGCTACATTATCCCTTTAAGGAATTAAAAATGGCTAAAAAAACTAAGAAAAAAACTAAGAAAAAGACAACTAAAAAAGCCGCAGCTAAAGCTAGTATGGCTAGAGCGGGCGGCGTAAAGCCCGGACGAAGATCAGTAGTATCGGATAGGGAGAATACCGATACTCGCGCTGGTCGCAGAGGATCAAAGGCGGGTTCTGGATCGACCAGAAACTTTAGCAGATTCCAAGGTCTAAGAAATCGAGGAAGGTAAGGAAATAGAAAATGGCAAGTACAATTTCAGCAGCTACGCTTACTGTTACTCACACCGAGGCACTGACTCTCAACGGGGTAGATAGAGGCGTAACTAATACATTAACAATTGCTTCGGTAAACGAGGTAGATCACAGAATTATGACAATTCCAACGGGATCTCTAAGCACAGTAGTATCAATGGGTGCTGCCGCAGCAGCGGGAACTTTTATTAACTCAGGTGTAAAATATATTAGAATTACTAATAAAGATGACACCAATTTTGTAACCCTTGGTTTAGAAGCATCAGGTGATGCTGCTTACTTTAAGATTAAAGCAGGAGAAACTTTTGTTATTTATAGCGATGATCTAGATGCAAATAATGCTGTAATTGCTCACGGTTCAATAGCTTTTGGAGATATTGTTAATATTAAAGCAAAAGCAGATACTGCTACTGTTGATTTAGAAGTATTTGTAGCATCAACTTAATAGGAGAATAAAATGGACCCCATTTCAGCTTTACTTGCGCCAGAATTTATTACCATGATTGGTGGCTCGATTACCGGATTTTTGTTTAGATCTATGGCCGAACGCCGTGCAATGGAGCAACAGAGATTTGATAACACTCTAAAAATGATTAGTGCTAATACCGAATCTAGAAATGCGGCCATTCAAAGGGTTCCTCATGATGCTGGCAAAGTAACAAGAAGAATTATTGTACTTGCCATCTTGTTTGCCACCATGATTGCTCCCTTTGTTCTTCCTTTTTTTAATATTTCTACAGTTGTAGAACTTAAGGAAAATGTAGTTGGTCCTTTCTGGGGACTATTTGGCGAATGGGAAGATACATCCTTTGAAGCTATTAATGGATATCTTTTCACATCCGAGAATAGACAAGTTCTTCTTGCTATTGTCGGTTTCTACTTTGGCAATGCTGCTGGAGGTAGAAAGACATGATTGATTTTATAAGTAAAAAATCATTCTTATTATTCCTTTTAGGAATATCTTGTATTTTTTCTGCTTGTGACGCTGTGAAAATGCAGCAAAGTATATCCGAACAAGCAAGAGAAAATACCAATGCTATTATGGCATTACACGAAACAACCCTAGAAGCAAGCAGGGGCTTTTACACCTCTCCACTTGGCCTACTGTATGCTTTGCTCTTTTTATGGGTTACACACTTAACAGTAAAAATACTTTTTATGTCCCCAAAAGGGACAACACAGGAGATTTAAATGGATAATAATAACGAGACTCCACAGGCTGCTCCAGAAGCAACAACCACGGAACAATCTCAAGGGACAACTCCAGAACAAACTCAATATAATAACGAAAAACAAGCCTTTGAGAGGCATGTACAAGCTAATGGAGAGGCAATTCCTGAAAACTTTAAGGATGCTGGTGCTTGGTTTGACTCTCTTAAGGGCGCACAAGCAGAGTATACTAAGGCTCGTCAAGAAGTGGCCGAGCTTAAGAAAAATTTTGCAGAAGGAAACACCGAAAACCCTAACTATGTAGCCCCAGAAGAGCCAAAGGCTCCTGTAGAAGAGGCTGCACCTGACCTTGACATGGATCGACTAGAGATTCCAGAAGCTCCTGTAGAGGAAACTTCTGAGGTCACAGCCCCATCTGGTAAGGTTATTCAACCAGAGAACTGGGCTGAGTGGGGATTAGAAATTGATAATAATAATGGAAACCTATCAGATGAAACTAGAGAATCTATTAAATCTGAGTTCGGTGTACAAGATGCTATTATCGATGAAATTGTCGCAGGAAGAAAAGCAATGATGAAGCAGGCTGTTAACCAAGCAGCTAATGTTGTTGGTTCTGAAAAAGAGCTTAATACTCTTATGGACTGGGCTTCTAAGAATCTTCCTGCTGATGAACGAGATAAAATTAACGAAGGATTGCGAACACCTGCATGGGAAACCGTAATGCTTGGGTTAAAAACTAGATATGAATCTTCTGTCTCTTCTCAGAAAGCAAAAGAACCTACCAGCATGGTAGATCAGGCACAACCAACCGCTAATGTTGGTTCTGTTGAAGAACCTTTTGCTTCTAGAGAACTAATGCTTGCTGCTATGCGAGATAGAAGATATACTAGAGATCCAAAATATCGCGCCGCTATTGAAGAGAAGATGCGTATCACCTTCGAAGCTCAAGGCGGCATGTTATAAGTTAGGTTGATTGCGTCGAAATCGGATAGCAAATCCCCCTTCGGGCAATGGATGGCTTTTCGCCGTAAGACACCTCGCTAAGACTCCTTTCAAGGAATAATCAAAGCGTGTGATAATCACCTTCTATTATTTTATTGATAGCCTAATTCTTTGAAAGGAAATAACAATGGCTGACAATGTAGGAAATTTAGGATTTGGACGCGGTGCGTCAGGATCTGACGCTCTTAGGCGTCAAGGAACCGAAGGTGGTCCATTAGGACCAAACAAGCTATGGCTTCCCGTATGGTCGGGTGAAGTACTTGCTGCATACGATGCATTTCGTATTTTTGAACCTCTTGTAACCTCTAAGGTTATTCCCAGTGGCCGAGTAATGGAATTCCCAATTACCGGTACTGTTGATCTTAAGGCTGCTTGGGGTGCTGGTGAAGAGCTAATTGGTAACACTACCGCTTATGGCTCAGATACCATTGCAGTTCGTTTGGACAACCGTCCAATTGCTGCTCACTTCGAAGTAGACAACATTGATATGATGATTTCAATGTGGGAATATCGTAGCGAACTCGCTCGTCAGGCTGGCCTTGCTCTTGCAAACGCCAGAGACAAGCAGATTCTTGCTACCCTAGTCCGTGCTGCTTGTGAGGATAGTAGCTTTACCGCTGCTGTTAACGGCACCAATGTACCCGGTAAGATTGATGGCGAGCTTTACAACAGCACTACCTTCTCTCACCTCGGAAACACTGCTTCAAGTGCCGCTAACAGAACTGATGCTGCCCTTCTACTTCTTCAGAAGATTGAAGAATTCCATGTATTCTTACAGGAATCTGATATCATGGCAGAAGGCACTTACTGCGCTGTTACCCCACAGGCTTTCGCTGACATTCGCGCTCTTGGTGTAGCCAGAGACAACTCCGCCCTTGTTGGTGGTGCTGGTCGCCCCCTATTCGGCGGTGTTGCAGAAGCTGGTGGTCTTGGTAATGGCCTAGAAGACGGTATGAACAGTCTTGCAGATACTCTTGAGTACATGGGATGCACCATTGTCAAGAGCAACCACCTTAAGACTCTCTTTAGTAACAACATCAACACCCTTGATGGTACACAAAAGGGTCAAGCTGGTGGTGCTGGTTCTGGATATAACTCAGACGGTCTTCCTGATGGCTCAGGTCAGGCAGGTATTGCCGCAATCGGTGATGATAAGTACTCTGCTGGTTATGCCCGTGTTGGTTGCAAGGCTATCCTTTGGAAGCCAGAATGCGTTGCCTCGCTATCGCTTCAAGGCATGAAGGTTGACACCGTTGAGGATGTCCGCCGTAACACCAACTTTACCGTTGCATCGATGATGGCTGGTACTGGTGTTATTCGTCCTGAGTGTGCTGCTCTTGTTTATGACAACGCAGATCTTACTCAACGCGGTGCTGCAAGTGCTACTGCCAGCCTTTGTGGAGCTGCTGGTCTTGACATTGTTCCTGAGTACGTCAGCACCAACGGTACTACTAACTACCCATTCAGTTAATTCTTTCTGTATATTTTTATATACATGCATACATTTCAAACGGCTCGTCCCCGAAAGGGGACGGGTCGGATTTTTTAACTTTTATAAGGAGATCCCTATGGGCTTAATGAGTAAGCTTGATTGTCTTAACCAGATGCTTTTAGCCTCCGGTGAATCTATTATTACTTCAATTACTGATACGTCAGTTGAAACTGGTGTTGCAAATCAAATTTTTAATCAAGTAGTGATGGATTATCAAATCAGGGGTCTAACCAATAATCAATATGAAAAAAAATGTAATCCTTCGGCTACAGCTTTAAGCGCAAGTGGTATTACTCCTTCATCAGGAAAGGGATATATTGATCTAGGATTTAACTTTTCAGATACTCCTACAGATGGATCTTTAATATCAGCAGAACTTATCTCTCTTCACTATGATACAGATGGAAAACTCATTTATGGATTTGACAGAATTGCTAGCACTTTTACTGGGCTAGGAACTATTCATGCAGATGATTCTAATAAGAACCTACTGTATAATACCACAAACCAAACCGCAGAGTTTGATCTTGGTACAGAATATACAGTTCTTATGGATCTTTTTGTATCTTTTGAGAACATCGACACAGCCACTCAGAGGGCTATCACGGCCACCGCTGAAAGAATGTATCAGATGGCTACCCAAGGAGATAGAGGCGCAGACAAGCTTCTAGGAGGCCGTGAGCAGATGTTTATGGCTAAAGCCAAAGCAGCCGATATTAATGATAGAAAAAGAAATATACTTACATCCGGAGATAATGCTATAATGAGGGCTACTAGAAGAGAATTTGGCAGACAACGAAACACTAGACACTGGAGAGCAAGAGGTTAAACATGGCACAACAAATTAGACTTCCTATTTATTCTCTTGCCGGTGGAGTAGGCAGACAACCCGTAACTAAACGTCTTCCTTCAGAAGCACAAGAACTTAATAACGTATTTTTAACAATTGAAAACTCTTTTGAGAAAAGAAATGGTTTTGAATACATTCCCGGTAAAGCAGAAGAGTATAGCGAAGATCTAAATCTTGCCCCCAGCTCTCTTATATTCAACACCTTAGATTTATCTATCGGTGGTGGCACAGGATCTGAAACATATATTCCAGATGATGAAGATGATTTCTTTTTTAAATGGATTACAATTGATGAAAATAATGAGTTTTTAATTGCAATAAATGTATCTTTAGTTCAAAAACAACCAACAATTACAGAACAAATACGAGAAGACGGAACTGTTTTTCAATCTGAATTACAAGGATCTACTCAAGACTTTGAATGGAATGATTTTACTAACGAATACAAAACAGGATTTTCTTTAAATTTTAAAAAGAAGTTTATTACTGTTTGGAAAGTAGAAGAGAAAAATCTATCTATTCAATCTGTTGATTATGATAGCGTTACAAAAGATGTAATAAATTATATTCAAGAAGGATACAAAACAGGGGAAGCTAACAATTTAATTAAGTTGAAATCTTTTGGAACATCTGCAATGCTTCTAAACAAAGAAGTAAAAGCCGGATACAAAGAGTTATATCAAACAGATTTTAATGAAAATCCAATTAATACTGAAGAATTTTCTGATTCTACCGCTATACTAATAAAACCAGCATTTAATGATGCTGGATTTTTTGATGGATATAAAGTAGACACTCAAGGCAGTATATTAAATCAAAAAACATTTAATGATTTTAACACTAACAGCCCTTCATTTAGAAAGGGAGATATCATAAAAATATATGATAGCTCAAATAGTGTTTTTATAGCTCAGTTTGTTTTATTAAAAGATAAGTCTAGATTTTCTAAAATTAATTTCACAAAAGAAGATATAGGAAGAGAAATAGGAGTTATTCCTGAAACACAAGACGGAACAAACTATAGAATAAGATTAATAAAAACACAAAAACAGCTAGGCGGAGAAAGAATTAGATATAGAACTTCAGCGTTCCCAAGATCTCTAGGTTTTCAAGCTCCTGTTATTACAGAAACAACCAAACTAATAAACCTTAATGGCATTGATATGAACTCTATTTGTTCAAGATTTAATCCAGATGGTTCAGATTTTCAATCCGCCGCTGGTTGTGGTTGGAACTTTGGAGAATTAAATCACAACTTTGCATTAGGAACTTTTTGGTATCAAAATGGAGCAAGCACAACTCAAGTAGATTTAAATATTGTAAAATCAGATGCTGATGCTACCATACAGACTTTAATTGATATTGTATCTAGAAGCGGCGGAAACGTAAAATTAAAGATAGACGAAGATAACAATGGATTAGTAATCTGTGACAGAATAACAGAAGAGCCTGTTCCCATTATAACAAAGTTTATTGATGTTGGCGGAGAAGGATGCGTTAAGTTTGATAACACTGCCGATAGACTTGGATTAACATCATACGGAGAAAAAAATATTAATCCGCTTGGCGTAGGTCAAATCAAAGAAATATTTCAAAATGAATTAGAGTTTGTTTTTGCTAGGGGAGCAGCACCACTAGGAACTGGTACAGATATATCTGAAATAGATCCTAATTGGTATCCCGGTCATTCTGTTGGATCAGATGACTTCTTACCAGATAATCTTAGTGCATGGTATAATTCCTTTTTAAATAATCCAGTTGTATCAAGAGGGGCTAATCAATACGGAATACAAAAAACAGGCGCTGGTATTACAGAAGATGATATTGATAGAGTTGTTCGACCAGCTCACTTTATAATGAAACAAGGAGATAAAAGAAACTCTTTTGTAAATTTAATGTTTCCGTTTCATGCATTAGTTAGCAAGGCTAATGGAATAGCTCCAACTACTGATGATAAAAACTTAACAAACGAACCCGTTGTATTAAACGGAACAATTGAAATAGAGTCTACTTTTTCTGGTTCAGTTGATTCAAGTAAGTTTAGTGGATTAAATACAGAAGGAACTAGATTTAGTGGATCTTGGTCATTTAGATATCCTTCTGATACAAGAACTTTTGGAACTCAAACAGATACTACTGCTGTTCCCGATGCAACCGCTCCTATTACTTGGAATATTGGAAAGTTAACCATTACAATTGATGAAGAGGGAGAAGGATATTCTAATGGTAGATTTGATACTCAGGGAAATCCTCCATCGGAAGGTGGAATAAAAGACATAAAAGTTACTTTTAAAGATATGCCTAAATTTAAAACTATTACTCCGGATAATAGAGATTGCAGACCAGATATTAACGAGTGGCTTAATGGCGAAAGAGTTGAATATGTATTTAATCATCGTTCTCAAAAAGAAAACGATACATTTTTATTTAACCCACATACTCTTTTGAGAGAAGTAGGAATCTTAAGCCAAAAAGCTATTAACAACGTAGGTATTATTAAAGAGGGAATTACTAATGATGTATCTGAGCCAATTGATTTTAAAGTAAATCTTACAAATTCTAATGCAACAGTTCCCGGCACTGATGATAAACCAACCAATACTAGATATGCTCCTATTACAAGCAACGACAAAGGTGTTGTTTTGCGTCCTTCAGACACCTTAACAACCCTTAATCATTTTATTAGAATAGCTACTTCTCCTGTAAAAGATAACGTAATTAATCTAGAAAACTCTACCCATGCTCTTACTTTAAATAATGACAGCAATTCTGTTGTGGTAAAAAAAATAAAAGGAAGCACAGGCTCTTTACTAGAAATTCCAAAGTCTCCTTTTATTACAGACGTTGATTTCTTTGTTACAACAGACTCAAGCAGTTTGTATGCTAATAAAGAAATGAATTTAAATTTTACAGATGAACTAAAAATAAAATATAACAGAAGTAAACACCAACCAATTGGTGATAATGTTATTTTATCTACTTCCACAGGATTAGATATTGGGCAATCCGTAGAGAATTTTTCTTTGCTTCCAATACCTCCTATAAATGATGATGACTTTACAGATTTAAACGGAGCAGAAGAAAGTTTAGCTTTCTTATATTCAGAAAATACAGTAGGAGATCTTAGTGGTAAAGGAAAAGTATTTGTTACAAGAGAGTCTTACTTAACTAAACCAGCAGGATTCTTTAGAACGGTATCATTTGAAGATAAAGGATCTCCTTTTTATGAGCAAGTAAGAGCAGAAGATCCTTATGGTTCTTTTGATACTAAAACAATGCCCCTTTTATTTGATTTTGTTACCTCCGAAAACACATGGCGATTTATTAAAACTCCATATAAAGATAGACTTACTGGAACATTAGCTACAAACCCCGGTCCATCTGCCTTTGTTGGAGCTAATAATGAAAGAGTAAGAAAGAAAATAAATGACATTACTTTCTGGAGAGACAGATTTTGGATGTGTGCAGAAGATAATGTATTTTGTTCTAAAGTTGGAGACTTCTTTAATCTATGGCTAGATGATCCGGATAATATAGTAGATACAGATCCAATTGATGTTAGAACTGGACGAGGAGATTTGGTTACAATTAGTCACCTTGTTCCTTTCGAGAGTTATATGTTTGTTTCTACTTTGAATGATATGCAGTTTGAGTTGTTAGGATCAGAAAACCAAATTACTCCTCTAACAGCAGAACTACAAGCTACTGCATTTTATTCAACAGATCCAGTTAGTGAACCCCAACTATTAGGGTCTCAAATATACTTCTTTGCTCCACAGAAAATATATCTTTACTATGGATCTGGATCTACAAATGTATCTAATGCCGCTGAAGTTACTTTCCAAGCAGAGGGATATTTGCCAAAAAGCTTTAAAGATATAGCTACATCTGCTATAAAAAGTATGATATCTTTAATTGATGCAGACAATCAGAATATTTTATATTTCTATACTAGTAGATTTTCTGGCGATAAAATTATTCAAAACTCGCTTCACAAGTGGATTACTTCAACAAAAGATAAAATTAAAAGTATTAACTTTATTGATGACATTTTATATTCTGTTGTTTTAAGACCTTATAAAAGACCAAACGGAGAAGAATCAGGTCAGTTCTTTGTTCAAAAAGCATCTGTTATAACAGAACCTGAAACATATCCAAGAATTGATAGAAGAATTTCTATGCCCCTAACTGAAGATATGGGTAGAGTTTCTGAGGTTGATAGTGATTGGGGAGAAATTACTTCTTTTGAAATAAACTTTAATAATACAACAGGGTATCAAGCGGGAGACTCTCTTACTTTTAATAATAAAAATGTAAAAAATGGAACAATAAATGAAAACCCCGGATCTGGTTTAGAATTAAAAGTAACCGAAACAGATTCTAATGGTAAAATAACTAAAGTATCTTTATTAAACGGAGGATCTGGGTATCTTGTACCAGATGACGTTGGTATATCTGCCACTTCCACTTTTGGAAATCTAATAGCAGATACTTCTGCCGGAATGACCGCATATGCAAAACAAGGATCTAATGCTTCTGTAAGCGTAGGCGTAGAGGCGATAACTGATGCAATAAGACAAACACAACCTTCTTCTAGTCCCACAGAATTTCAAGTAAAAAACGGAGTTTTCTCGATAAGACCTACCGCTGTTAAATACAAAGTTCCTTTTGGCTATAATGTTGGAGATGTAATTACTCAAAAAATAGCAACAACAGGATCTGGATTATCTATAAAAATACTTTCTATTATAAATGTAGGAATAGGATTTGGAGACGGCCTTATTTTAGCAGATGCTGATGCTAAGTTTGGAACATTTGGTATTCCTTCTAGTTGGGAAGTAGTAAACCACGGAAAAGGATTTACTGTAGGGGAAGAGGTTACAATGCTGCCTCTTTCTGGTACTGATACAGGAGCAAGAGGTCCGGGTGGACAAGGAGTACAAAACAACTTACCGCAGTTTAAGGTTAAATCTCTTATCACAAGCGAAAGTTTAAATACAATATATGATTCTTCTTCAGATACAACAACTTTCAAACTACCAGTACAAAATGACGAAATAAATCAAGCTATAGTAGGACTAAATCAGCCTGATATTGGAGAAGAACTAACTATAGTATCAAGCACTTCTGACAACGGCAAAAAAACAAGAGTAGTAGTACAAGGAGATCAAAGATCATCTAATGTAACTTCTTCTGAAGATTATGGACAGATAGATACAACAGCAAGTTCTTTTGAAGACTATGGAAGAAATTCAGATAAATTTATACAAGAAAAGCTAGAGTATGGAATACTATTTAATTTCTTGTCAGATGAACAAAGTAAAACAGAAAATTGGTTTGGAACGTCATTTACAATGACTGCTACTTTATCCGAAATAGTATTCAGAGATCAAAACAATAATGCACTAGACGGTGTTTTAAATATTAAAAATGTATCTATGAAGTTTTATAGAACCGGTAAATTTAATTTCCAAGTAAAAAGAAAACAGTTTAATAATAATACAGATATTGTTATAACAGATCCTTTTTATAAAGAAAGAATAAACTCAGAATCTTTTGATTCCTCTCAACTCTCTGTTCAAGAAAACGGAGAGTTTATGGCTAAAGTAATGAGCTTTGCGCCAAATGCTGAAATATCATTTGTCAGCGATTATCATCAACCCGTAAACATTGCTAACATAGAATTCCGTGGAATATTCTCTCCACGAATGTCATCTATTAGAAACTAAGGAGTAAGACATGGCAAAACAAGTTAAGCGTCGAAGAGGAACGGCAGCAGAACACGCCGTGTTTACTACAGGCGCACATGGAGAAGTAACCGTTTCTTTACCAGATGATCCTGTATCGTCTGCTGATAAAACCTCTAATCCCGCAGAACTTTATGTACACTATGGAGATAGTGCAGTAGGAGAAAGGTTTATCTCTAGAGCGGCTACTATTGATCTAATTAGAGAACAACTAGATAGACAAGTATTTTTAGCTAGAATTACAGGCAGAACAGCAATTAACACAGGAGACACTGATTTTTCTGCTGATTCAGGAACAGAAGAAAATAGATGGCTTTACGAGTGGGAAGAAGTAGCAATCCATACACCCATTGCTCATCAAGTAAAATTAGAGTTTACTTTTAATACAGGTGGTTCATGGTCTACTACGGATATTACAACAACTTTTAAACTGCCTATTATTCAGTATGGTTCATTCCAACCCGGATCAAATCAAGCTTCTTCTATTAGTTCTTCGCCAGCTTACAATTCTCATTTAGTTGATTTTAGTTTAAAACTTACTCACGGTTTAACAGGAGAAATTAATGATGCTAGTATTGGTACATATTTAGATAACTGGGTTTCTGCATGGAATGCTATTCCATCCTCTAGTTCTTCTACAGCATCTGCTGCAAATGACGGAAGAGGAGAGATTAGTAGTGGTACTTCAACAGTTAGATTCCACACAGCTACTAGAGAAACTAGTACAAATAAAATTATTTTAACAAGAACTGTACCAGAAAATGTAATGCATGAACATGCTGAATATCAATCAGCAGGATTATCTATAGCTACCAATAGCGATGTAACAAACATTAGTATGGATATTGTTAGTGGACACTTTGATAGGAAAATGAATGTATCAGGCGAATATACTTCAGGAGTTCCTACTTTAGACGGTTTGTTCATGCAATATGGAGCCACCTCATCAACACCAGCAATTAACTCAACTCCCAACAGAAACTGGACATCAGTTGATCCAACAAGCGGAGGAACCGGAGATGGTTATTTCTACGCTCTTAATACAGCAGAAATGTCAAACTTTTATGTTCAATCAGAAGGAGGAGCAGCAACTCTTGGTTATGGTGTAATGGGAGCAGGTATGTCTATTACAGATGCTAATAATACCGTTAGTGGTTTAGATACTGCTGTTATTAGAACACTTACTTCTCAAAAACCAGATACAACAAGTACTTCTACAAGTAGATTGGCTGCAAAAAGGACTTTTCCGCAAAACTACACAGTTGAACCAATTGCAATAGGAACTATTGTTGTAATGCACGAACGATGGTCTGCAAGTTCTTCTGGAGAAGCAAATTACTCTGGTCTATTCCCACCCGGAGGCAGAAGCGTTGCAGAAAAAAATCAAGGAACCGCTGTAGGTTCTCCTTCTATTGGAGATCAACTTAATGGAACAATGTATACTCCATCTCCTCCATACTACTACTTTAGTATGCCGAATGTAACACAAGGATCATGTGGATAAGGAAATTAAATGAGCAGTAATAATAGAACTTGTTGTTGTACAAAAAAGAACAAAGCAGAGGTTGTTGAAAGTCTTTCTAGAATTGGAAAGTCATACGAAAATAATTATGGTCTTTGGGCAAATGAAAGTCTTTATGGAGTGGCGGGAACATATACCACCGGTCATTACTTTAAAGATAACCAAAATCTTTGTTTTGGTCCCGTTATTACTGATCAAATGGTAAATGGAGCAGATGCTAGAACGGCTGATGAAACTCCAGTAGGTGGATTGAGTTATGAATCAAATATTACCAGCCTTAATTTTAGAAATGATTCTAAATCAGGTACGGTAAACTTTGCTAACTGTGAAGATTGTTTACGATATCATTTAACTCATGTTAATACATTAGATGGAGATACGTCAAGTCATACTGATTCTGATGGAGTACAGTTTACCGGATCATACGGTAGACTATATGCTGTTCTTGTACAATGCGATTGCAATGATTACTTTCAGTTTAATCAAAACGATGATGCAGCATCAGATGGCTCTGGAGGAGGAGTATCAGGTGCTGCTGCTTTTCAAAGATTTGCATGGCCTACTTGTAGAATTGAAGAAACAGCTCCTGATAACAGTCCATATGCAGTAACTAAAGATTTTTGTCCTACCGGAAGAACAAAAAAAGACCAAGAAAATTTTGATCACAAACAGTATAACGAATCATCGACAACAGTACAAGATGGCGTTCCTGATGACATGGGGCATACTTACTTCTATGTAGACTATACCCCAATGCTAGAAGAAGTAAGAGACTCCACACACCCTAATTTTCTACCACAAAATCAAGGCCAAACGGGAGTTACTTATAATACACCTAATCATACTTTAGCAAATCCCGGTGATAGTTCTACCAGATCTATACCAAATAGTACACTAAAAACAGCAGGCAAAATAACCTTTGCTTCGGATACAACCTCAAAAACAAACTTAACTCAAAGATTTACTGGAAGCGAAAGTAGAATACCAATTAACTTTTGCAGCGGAGAACAAAGAGCAAGCACATATTTTAAATTTGATTCTAGTGCCTATAATTCAATAAATAATGGAACTATTCAATTAATTGCTGGAGGAGTAACAAAAACCTATACAATAATTAATACAGGATCTCCCAGCGGAACAGAGTTTCTTGCTACAGGAAGTGCTTCTCAAACAGCTATTAATTTTAAAACTGTAGTTGAAGGATCAAACGGACACGGATTAGATAAATTAATGGTTGAATTACATGGCGAAGAAGTTTATATTACCCAAACTACTCCGGGGGAAGCCGGAAACACAACAGTAACAACAGGTTCTTCTTTTGATAGTACCACTTCAAAAAATGTTACTAATTTCACCGGCGGAACAGATAAGTCAGATAATATGACTACTGCTGGAGATAATAAAGGAACTTTTGTTGTTATGAAAATAGACCCTGCTCTTAATGAAACATATGATACAAACAGAGCAGTATACAGAGCTTTTAAAGTTGTTGGTTTTTCTCAGTATAAACCATCTATTCGGGCTGATCATAGTAATGAAGCAGATTCAATAAAAGAAATACCGCTGGGACATATAGACGAAATTCATTTTAGAATGAATCCAATTGATTCTAGTGTTTATTATGGAGCAGAATCTGCTATTGCAGAAGCAAACTCTTCTTTTTGTTTTAATCAAGCTGCCTCTAACTCTAATACAGCCCAATTAGGAACTGGAACTATTCTAAGTGGACTAAATACAGGAGCAGCCAGTGGCGGAAATAAATGGCAGGGTGGAAACCCTTGCACTAGAAGCTCAGATAATGCCGCAGATAGTCAGGGCGCAGAAATGACAGTAAGAGATTATGGAGATTTTTGTAAAAATAGCGAGTATCTTCCTGAGTTTATTACAGTTGTAAGAGAATTTAAATTAGATGACGAAGAAAATCCATGGGCAAACGCCGCTGTATCCGACAAAAGATTTGAAGCTTGCTTAGAAGCAGAGAATGTATATTCTAATTATAATGAAACAGAAGATAAAATTTCAAATACGGATCTTACTAACGGAATTAGTGGACCACCTTGGGGAAGAGCAAGAGATCATGGTTTCGATGCAGAAGATGACAATGAAACTCATTTGAGATTAGTATTTAAATATAGAAGAAACGCACAAACCACCTGCAATTTAGTATCAGCACAACCTCTTCCTTTTACAACTGTAGATCCTACAAAAGAATATGCATTTGAATGTCCAAAAGAAAATAATGGAGTTGGAACAAGAGGAAGCATTGATCCTGATGACGTAGAAAACTACATGTGCCATTATTTTCTTCATAGCATTTCTGATAATCAAGGTGGAATTGTACACTGGAGTACAGATCCAGCAATATATTTAGAAGATACTCAAGAATCTATTGGAGGTGCTGGTGTTTTATTAGACAGAAGATATTTAGTAGACTCTAATGAAGCTTTAGCTTCTGCACCAGACGGAACTGGAGATATTTTTAATACAGGAGACTCTACTATACAAAAACTATTTATTAATAGTTTAATGAAGGACTCCGGAGGACCAAAATATACTGTAGAAGAGTGTAGGCGTCAAAATAACTCAAAAACTAGTGCATGTATGATAACCCCTCGTTTAAATAGTGTAAACAATCCTTACATTCCATCTGCCTGTCTTAATGAAAATGGAAGCTATTATTCTTATGGAGGATACTTCTTTGGATTAGGAGGATCTTATGCATTAGGCAGCAATCCTGTTGATCTTTGTGATGATCTTCCCGGTGTAAAATCGGGAACAAGAAATCTTACCGGAGACTATAAACAAGCCTCATTTGGAGGAATGAGTTTCTGCGAGTTATCAGATGCAAATGATGATGCTAATACAACTGTAATTACACAAAATCCAGAGGGTGTTTATTGTGATCAAGCCGAGGCAAATGGCGCAAGCCAAAGACCTTCAATAAAAGACCCTATTGATGCTGGCGGTAAATTTTATGGAAGAACAGCTTATACTGGATTAGGAATTCCTAGTTATGCTCCCGATCATTACAATAGTCAGTCAGATTTTAAAGGAATAATTAGAGACTCTTTTGATATTTATCCTTCTGATGGTAAATATAACTATAACAAAGTAGCAGATAATGGCGGAAGAGGTAAAAACGCAGGCGGACATACATTCATGCCTACGTTTACTATTGGATTAGCTCACACTTGTTTAGATACAAAAAAAGACAAGTTAGTTAAAAAAACAGATATTGTAGCAAACTATGATCTTCTGCCCGGAGAAAGAGACGAAATAAATGGAGAAAACTTTAAAAGATTTAGGTATGAATGCTCAACATATGTAATTCCTGCTGGACTTTATGTATTTAGAATAGAAGAAGCAGACATGTGTTCAGATGATAGCGGTGCAGGAAACCTAAATACAGATTCAGCAAATAACAGATGTGTATTTGGTTTATCAATGCCTATTCCTTCTAGTGTTCATGATGCACACTTTGCAAATACAAATAATAGAATTCATCCCAGATATTTACAGTGGTGGGAAGGATTTTATAGAAGCTATGCACAACCGGGAAAGAAAACCTTTGCAACTACATTTGAAAACGGAGGCGGAGAAGGAAGAAAACCACCCGCTGCTTTGGGCGATAAGACCAGTATATTCCATGGTGCTATGCAATGGAGAGATTGTAGAGATGGCAGTGATTTGCAATCAGAAAGTTTTCATGGTGCTACATTGTCAAACATAGGAGCGTGTGCGGCTGCGAAATTAAATAATATTATAGAGAATCTAGATAGGTCAGGAAAAACAATAAACAAAATTTGCACACAAGATCAGCAAGATGAACCCTGTCTTTGTGGAGAGTTTAATTGTTCTCCGGGTGGCGGACAATGTGTAGAAGGACAAGGAAACTTAGGAGAAGGTTTTGATTTTTGTTGTTCGACTGGAGGCGGAGAGTGTGCGGATGATCCAGATTTTGCTTTTGGTGGTTTTAGTGATCTTAGACTTACATTTAATGGTAATGGTCAAATAAGCGGAACAAAAAATGTTAGTCCACCAGAGGAAATCAGTTGTAAAGAAGCTGTAGCAATATTTTTTGTAGAAGACGGTGATACAGTAATGGCACAAGAAGCATGGGAGTCTGAAGATTTTATAGAAGATGGCTTTGGTAATGAATCACCCTTTTTATGTTGTTTATGTTTCGATGAGGGAGATGATACTAGCGAAGATTGGTTATCTTGTACTGATCCCAACGGAAGAGGCTTTGACGATCCTTCAGGGGGCGGTGCTGGATGTGTTAGTGTAAATCAATGTTGTGGTAATTTAGCTGGTTGCTCAATAGGAGCAAGATATTGGGGACCAGAAATATATCCAACTACAAGCGTTGCAGAAACGCTAGATAGATGGGAAATTAGATCTGGAGTATGTCCTCCAACTGTTGCTTCTACTTTTACTCAAGGATTGTCTGGTATAACTTCTCAAGAAGCTTGGGAACAGATACCCAGATTAAATGGAGTGGCCCAACCAATTGGGGGATCTGGATTTAAGGGCAATGATAAAGAAACAACAAGAATAGGAAGATTGTTTTTCCCAAGCCAACATGATAGCCAAGACAGTAATCTTAGCTTTAACTGTGATATGAGATTTATTAAAAATCCAAATCCATACTTATATACTCAGCTTATGTATGATCCAGATAACGGACTTGGTTCTGGCACAGCAGGAGAATGTGCTTTTTGTCAAAGTGTTACAGAAGCCCCCAGCGGAAATAGAACAGTAGACCTAACAAAATTATACACACAAACATTCTTTGGCAAAAAAGAACAATTGACAGGACCAAATGCACCACAAACTCATAACTTTTCTACTACTCATGGATTAATACATGTTTCTTCGTTGGTTGATATGGGATGTTCTGATAGAGACTATACATCCAAAGGAAATGGAGAATTGGTTTGGAGAGGATCTTTTAGCCAAATTGATTTTAAAGAAATAAAAGATAATCCTAGTTTATCAATTCAAGGACCATAAAGGAGAATAAAATGAAGGCAGTAGGAGTATTTGTTTTTTTTGATCCTGAAACAGGAGAAAAGAGAAAAGTTAAAACTCAAGTAAATGATGATTACTCAATTCATGCTTTTTATGATGACCCAGTTTCAGTTAATACAAATGTTTATGTTTCTAAAAAGCCCAAAAAACAAATAAAACTGGGTGATTGGGTTAAAAAGACAATTGACTTTTTAACGTATAAACAAGTAAAACCATGCAATGTATGCAAACAAAGACAAGCCTTGTTAAATAGGCTTACAACAAAGGAGAAGGTAAATGGATAATAAACCATCAAAACTTCAGGATATGCTTTTTGAAGCTCTTATCAGAGATTTAGAAGATCCTCAAAAATGCACCCCCGGTCTTTATCAGGTTGTTCGCGGCGTAGTGAATGATAATCGAGAAGAAGCGGGATCTATCTCAAAAGAACATCTTAAGGCTGTAGAAGAAAAAATTTCCGAAGCAGTTCCGTTTAAATTCGGGAGCTAAAAATGGAAATGGCTGACTTCGGGGGATTTTTGCAAATTCTAATTGGATTAGGTATTGTAGCAAATCTGTGGAAGATTCAACGCGAGTTAGGAGAACTTGCTGTTACTCTATCTGGTCTTAAAGGAATTGTAGAAGACCACGAAGAAAGGCTAAGAGATATGGAGAAAAATCATGCCAACAAATAAGTTTAAGTGTGCTTGTGGAGTGACCACTAGAAAAACAGGAGCTTCGGCCACAAAGGCTTTATTTAAAAAACAAAAGGGAGTAACCACCAATGGCAAAAAAAAGAAAAGGTAAAGGCATGAAAGGAATGTCTATCAAAAGTGGTGATAAACGTCCTACCAAAAAAGGTGCAGGAATGACAGCCAAAGGTGTTGCTAAGTATAGAAGGCAAAACCCCGGATCTAAGCTTCAAACAGCAGTAACAGAAAAGAAGCCCACAGGAAAAAGAGCAAAGAGAAGAAAAAGCTATTGCGCTAGATCTAAGGGTCAAATGAAACAACACGGTGTTAATTGTAAAAAAACACCAGACAAAAGATTATGCCAAGCCCGTAGAAGGTGGAGGTGCTAAGTGGCTAAAAGAAAAAAGAAATCTGGTGGAGGCAAAAAGGATGCTTGCTACCATAAAGTAAAAAGTAGATATACAAAATGGCCCTCTGCCTACGCTTCTGGCGCACTTGTTAAGTGCCGGAAAGTTGGTGCAGCTAACTGGGGAAATAAATCTAAAGGAAAGAAATAATGGCTAAAGAAGGACTCAGAAAGTGGTTCGGCAGAAATAAAGGCAAAGGCTGGGTAGACTGTAAAACAGGAAAACCGTGTGGAAGAAAATCTGCTAAAGGCGGAAGTAAACGACCATATCCAGCATGTCGGCCAACAAAGGCACAATGTACTTCTGCTAAGAATCGTAAAAAAGGTCCAGCCCGTATTTCTTGGCAAAAGAAAAAAAAGAAAGCTAAAAAGAAATGAAAAAACTATCAGCAAAACAAAAGAAAATTGCTTCTAAGGCAGCCCCTAAAAACAAAATTACCGGTGCTGATTTTAAAGCACTTAAGAAAAAGAAAGCTAAAAAATAATGGGAACTTCTAAGTCTTCTAAAAACTATAAAAAAAATCCAGCGTCCCGAAAGAAAAGGGTTAAAGCTCAAGCTAAGATTAATAGAAGACCAGAAGAAAAAAAGAGAAGAGCCAGTTTAAACAAAGAGCGTAGAAAAAGAGGCATCTACGGAAAAGGCGGAAAAGACATTAGCCACCGAAAGGATGGAAGTGTATTCTTAGAGTCGCCAAAAAAAAATCGCGCTAGAAAAGGCAAGGCATGAGTAATTCTAAAGAAAAACATATTTGTGAATATTGTAATAAAAAAGAAGCCGATCATTTACAGTACGAATTAACTCAGTGCCAAAAAGCAAATAAAGCTAAGGATCAAAAAATACAAAAACTAGATAAAAAGATTTTTATTTTATTATGTATTGTTATTGGCATTGGAGCAGTGTTTGGAAAAGAAGCATTAGACAGTATCGTTGCTTGGTTAGAAACAATAAACTCTGTAAAATCCCAAGTAGATGATTTAACTGCCGCAGATATACCGGGTCCGGGTGCGTTGTGTGTACTAGCATGTACTCCGTTAATGGTCAGACCGAGAAGGAAATAATATGAATGTTCCCCAAGAAATGTTAGATGATTTTAGAAATCATATGTGGGCTTGTTTTAAGTATTTAGGATTGGGCGAACCCACACCAGCGCAGTACGCAATGGCAGATGCTCTACAGAGTGGAGCTAAAGATATGCAGCTTCAAGCGGGCCGTGGTTTTGGTAAATCAGTCATCACTTCTTGTTTAGCATCTTGGTTTCTTCTTAAAGATCCAAATAGTACTATTATGGTTGTTTCTGCTACTGGACAAAAAGCAGTAGAGTTTATTTCTATGACCAGACGAATTATTGACTTAGTTCCTTATTGTTTTAACATGAAGCCGGGAGAAGGAACTATTGATAATGCTTTTTCTTTTAATATACAAAATAGAACAAAAATTGGACAAGATAGATCTTGCTATGCTAGAGGTATTACTGGACAAATTACAGGATCTCATGCTGATTATTTAATTTTTGATGATATTGAAATAGAGGGGAATTGTGAAACAACTCAAGCTAGACATAAGCTACTTAACAAAGCCCTTGAAGCAGAGCAGATTAGGAATGTTGGCGGCAGGGTTATCCTTCTAGGAACCCCTCAAACTAAAGATTCAATTTATAATATCCTGAAGGAAGGATACCCTGTTGTCAAATTCCCTGCTATTATGCCTGATCCAAGTATCCCATCTGAAATTGAAGATGTATCAGAATGGATTAAGTCTTTGCAAATCGAGCCGGGAGAGCCTACTCAACCAGAAAGATTTAGCAAAGAGGTCTTAATGGAAAGACAAGCTAAAGTAGGACCAACTCTTTTTGGACTTCATTATAAGTTAGATACAAGTCTAGCAGATGCTGGAAAGTACCCCCTTAAACTAGAGGATTTGGTAGTATTAGATTTTAATCATGAACTAGTTCCAGAAAAAGTAGTATGGGCCGCTTCTACTGAAAATAAAAAAGTACCCTCATTTGGAATGTCGGGAGATAAGGTATACGAGCCTATGTGGATCTCTGAGAGCTTCATAGAGCCACAGCAGAAGTTTATGTTCGTAGACCCTTCGGGACGCGGCAAAGACGAGACGGCCTATTGTGTGGCCTCTACATCCTGTGGATACATATTTATCCATGAACTAAGCGGCATGGAGGGTGGATATGAAGAGGCTGTTTTAAAGAAGATCTGTAAAATAGCTCTAGAAAACGATGTTCAAGCAATTATAGTAGAATCTAACTATGGCGATGCCATGTTTAATAAACTTCTAATTCCTGTAATGCAAAAGATTTGTCCTGATATCGGTCTTATGGAAGAAAAGGTTACAGGAGCAAAAGAAGCAAGAATTGTTAGAATTTTAGAACCAGTAATGTCTCAACATCGTCTTTGTTTTAATACAAAGGCTATTAAGGAAAAAGAAACACAAATTCAAATTACTCGCTTAACAGAACGAAGAGGAGCTTTGGCACATGATGACCGGGTTGATGTTTTGTCCTTGGCCGTTAATCAATGGAAAGATCACCTCACATATGATGTTGACGCATTGATTGAAAAGAACCAAGAAAAAGAATCTATGAAAATTGTTGAAGGATGGATGTCCGAAGATAGAGTTGGTAATTTATTTGGAGACAAAATCTCAGGGGGTTATCGTTATGTTGATAGAAAACGGGCCGACCTAAGACATAGACCTATTCTTAGGGGCCGAAGGAATAGATAATGTTTGTAGTTACCGGAGCGGGACCAAGAGTTGGAACTTCTTTTTTAATGCATGAAATTAAAAAAATGGGAATACCCGTTGTGGGTAAAAGGTTTCCATATTGGGCTGTTAAAGAAGAAAACGAAAACGGTTACTACGAAATAAATCCTTGGACAAATTTATATGGAATTCATCATCAAGACTGGAAAGGAAAAGCAGTAAAGCTTTGGCCTCCCGTTTTAGAAAATACTCCAGTTGATAATATAAGCAAACTTATTATTTTAGAGCGAAAAGATCAAGATAAACAAATTAAAAGCATAGAAAGAGTTCTTCCTAAAGAATTAAAAAAACTAGGATGGGATCTACCAGAAAACTCTCCATCTGCTCTAGAACTAATAAATAAATCTACAGATATTATCGAAGAATATCTTAGATACTATAATTCTTCTTTTATAAATGTATATACAGAAGATTTAAATGATTCTCTTGTTTTAATAAGAAACTTTTTAAAGGAGCCATAAAAATGCCAGCGTTTATTGCATTGGGAGCAATTGGAGTTGCCGGTGGTGTCTTTAGTGGCATCTTAGGTTCTCAACAAGAAAAAGCAAATAGAGCTGCTCAAATTGCACAAATTAGATATCAAAATACTGTTCGTGGAATTCAAACAGATTTAAATAACATTCAAACATTAGAAAAATGGGGCGCACAGTTTAAGCAAGCAAAACTACAAGCCTTAGCAGCAGGAGCTAGATCTGGACAAAAAAAAGAATATCTTAGACAGGCTTTAGGAAATCAATTTAAACAAGTAGGAAATCAAACATCTTCTATTAATGCATCTTTAATTAGTAAGGCAAACGGAAAAGGCCTTAGTTCTTCTAGTGGAACTGTAAAAGCTATTATGAGACAAAATATGTTAAAATCATCTGAGTCAAATGCAGCTATTATTTCTAATTATAAAAAGCAGATAAAAAATATAGACTCTGAGCTTGCTGGTTCTATTAGTTCTGCTCAATTTTTACAGCCCGCATTACAAGAATTTTTTGCTGCCTCTGAAGATATTCCAGATAATAGTGGATCAGTATTAGCTGCTGGTATTGTAAATGGTATTGTAGGCGGCGTTAGTACCGGACTTAGTACAAAACTACAGGTAGAAGGACCATAATGACTAAAGAAGAATCTTTACAAAAACTTGAAGAAATTGCTAGTGAGTCTGGGCAACAAAACGCAGATTATAATACACTGGATCTACAAATAAAACAACACACTTCCAATGTTAGCATTAAAAAATCAGAAGAACTAGCTCAACAGGTTCAACGTCTATATCCAGAAGATCGACAAAAGGCTTTTGATACATGGAATGTAGGTACAAGAGACTTTGATTTGAACCCAGCAACAAAAGAATATTATTGGAAGACTTATGAAAAACTAAGTCCAGATCCTTCACTTTATAAAGAAGGATTATCAACTCAAGTTAAAGATAAATTAAGAAAACTAAAAACTACATCTGAAAAAGAATTTTATATCAGAGACAATCTTAACAAGTGGCCTAACTGGCTTTCTTCTCAGTACGAGGCTTCTCTTGCTGGTTTAATGATGGTGAATCAAACAAAAGACATGCTAAAGGGAGAGGTGTCTTATAAAGAAAATACTTTAGATAGAGTAAACACCCTTTTACAAAATTCTGATCTTGGTTCAGATATCAATGAAGATGATCATGTTCAAGATATATTAAAATTAGAAACAATGGGATTTCTAGAAGGAGCTACTATTTATGATGGAAGAATTGGAGTACTAAATAAAAAAAATGAGTTCCAACCAGCTTGGTCAATAAAAAGTTCTAAAGAAATATCAGAAGAAGTTCCTCAACCTCTACCTGCCGAAGCTTCCTTTTTAAGAGATTCTGTTCTTCCAGAAATAAAAGACTTAGTATCTGTTAGTTTAAATAACTCAAGAAATAAGATTAAAGAACAGAACGAAGAAATTAAGTTTATTATGTTAAATGAAATAAGCCAAGGAAATATTTCAATGGATAAGTGGGGAGACGTAGCCTCAATGATTGAAGAACCGCAAGAAGATAGCATTGGCTCTCTTATGTTTCTATTTAGCGAAGGAATCAAAGGAATGATTAGAAAAGCCGAAGAAGAAACTAATGAACCCGTAAAAGAAACAGAAATTAATGATATGATTATGCTTGCTTTTACTAAGTATGCTAATCTTTTTGGAGAACTATATAATGGCGAAGCGTAATTTTATGCAGACTCCCGAACAAAGGGAAAGAGCAAACTACTACTCAAAGAAAAGAAGACAGCAAGTTTCTGATCTACCCCTTATGCAAGAGCAGATGGTAGAAGAACAATTTATCGAAACCCCTGAAGTTGTAGAACAAGAGCCTGTATTTGAATATGCTACCCCAAGTATGCCTTCATCCCAAGAAGTCGCTGCGACATTTGATACAGGAACCGCTGGAATGTGGGCAGATGTAGTAGACAACATTACAGGAAGCATAATGTCTGTTACTCAAGATGTCTTTGAGTTTAATGCAAAAAGAAAACAAAACAAAATAGAAACTTTAGGGGTAGATGTTAAAGACAGAATGTCAGGTTTGTCTTCGGAAATGGAAAGAGCATATTTAGATCATGTTGAGGCCGTAGAAGCCGGAGAACAAGCGGGTCCGTTTGACGAGTCAGCTTGGCTTTCTAATGCATTTTCTAATCTTAAATTAGAAGCTTTACAAGGACTTGCTAATATTGAATATTCTTCAGAAGACCAACAAAAAATAATTTCTGAATGGATGTCAAATGATACTGTTCGTACTGGAACAACAGGACTATTTCTCCCTAATACCTTTGAAGAACTGACCACACAAGAAAAAATCATGGTTATGGAATATGCTTTATTTGATCGTCAGTTAGATCCTTCTCTAAACGGAGAAAGAACTATGGGAAGAAAAGAAGAAGCTCGTTTAGGTTTTGAGCGTATTTTTTCTTCTCTTAATGCCCCAGAAATGTTAAAAGAATTTGGGGCAGTTAAAGAAAGAGTAAAAGAAATACAAAGTGCATCTCAAGGGTTTTCTAGTAAAGAGTATAACGACAGTCAATGGAACAAAATGCAAATTGATCCAGTCGCTCTATCTAAAGCAGGTCTTACTCCAGAAACTACAATATTCACAAAAGACGGCCAAGAAATTCCTATGTTTAGTGTGAATGAAGAAACCGGAGTTATTAGTTGGTCTCAAGATCCCATGCTACTAATGGAACAGTATCCCCAAAAAGCACAACAAATTGGTGCGTCATTAACTCAGGGATTTTTGGCTAGGCTAGGAGATCCAAGTTTTGTACAACAAGCTCCAGAACCAGTAATTGAAGCCGCTAATAGGTTTGCAAATAATCCAGAAGATTTAAACTCAGCTTATATTTTATTTCCGTATCTTAGCGCAGGCGGAGAAGATACTGTAAGATCTTTAATTAATAATGACCAATCCTTAGGAGGAGCAGGACTAAACGCTGATCAAAAATCAAGAATTCTTCTTGGTTTAACAATGTATGAATATTACAAATCAGAAGAGGGCGGCGTTGATGTTAACTTAGCTTTACAACAAGCGCGTAAAATTGACGATGAAGCACACCAAAGAACTTTGGAAGATATTACAGCACGAAGAAAAATGGGCGAAGAAGGTGCCTACCAAAACAGGCAGGGTGTCGTAGATATTTTAAATGGAATATTTAGAGAAACTGAAATTGTTACTTATGGTTCTAAGGGTCTTCCTAGTGAAATGTTTATAACAGGAAAAGGACAATCTATACAGCAAAGCTTTTCTTCAGTTCCTGTAACAATAGATGAAAACACATTTATTCCTAATCAAAATATTGAATTCATGTCTTTAATGGCTACTTTAAGCGTCATCGAAAAGAGTAGTCTTGATGATAAAATTAAAGAGCCTTTAAAACAAAGATTAATAGAAAATGCACACATTGTTCCTATTACAGATGAGAATGGAAGGCTAGTTGATGTATCTATGGGAAATTCTTGGGATCGCGCTATGTATGAAGCAACGTCAGGAGATCCAAACTTAATTATTAACGCCGCACTTTACCCTCCAAAAGATTATATGACAAGTTCAGATACAGCTATTGATCAATTTATTAAACCAGCTTTATCAAACATTAACTTAGATATTGATAATAATATTTTAATGCGAGAACCAGAGTGGTCTGAAGAAGTTTTAACCAAAGCAAAAGAAGTACAAAGAGGCGTTGGAAGAGGATTAGATCCCGGTGCTATTTATCAAACAATGGTCTTCATGTCTCCAGAAGTTCAAGAAGAAATATTTAATCAATTAGAGATAGAAGACAGATCGTTTGATACTCTTGATGATATTAAAGAAAACTACAAGTACTTAATAGAAAACTACTCAACAGCAAGACTAAACTACAAAATGGCTGATAGAACAGCTATTAAAACAAGATCTCAAGCTAGTCCTGATAGAGGAGGATATGCTTTTAATGCAAGCACTGTTGAAATAGGCGGAAAGGTAATAGATATTAACCCATATTTTACGTCTGTAAATGGAAGTGATGTAGTTTTTGAGGCTGATTTTTCGTCAGTAGCAAGGGAGGGGACGAAACAAACAACAACCCCAGACACTATAGCTACTCATATTGAGAATCAAAAACAAGGTACTGGTCTTCGTCAAAGCGGATGGGGATTTTTTATGGGTCAACAAGCTTCCGATGAGATTGGAGAAATGGCCGATCCAATATTTGTTGATGATCTACCAAATAGAAATATAACTATGGATTATCCTAAAGAAAGAACTCAGGATGATAAAAAACAAGAAAGAATAGTAAAAACTCTTTTGGGAGAAGCTCCTCTTAGAATTTCTTCTGTTTTACAATTACCAGATTCTTTAGAAGATTCTAATTTTATTTTAAGCGAATCTGACGAAGATGGTTTTATTGTTCTTACTAATTTAGATAGAAAAATAGTAGAAACTGATACGTCATCTCTTTCCGTAGAAGAACAAAATCAATTAATTGCTGAAAATGGAGTTATCTCAAAAAATGCTCTTAAGGAAGCAAGAGAGTTTGTAATGACTCGTGTTGGTTTTGCTGTTGAAGAGATTAGAAAAAAATATGGATTTAATCTCCCTAAGAAAGATGTTATGAATATTGTTAAAAACGATGAAATTTTTAAACTTACATATAGTGGGGTATATAATAGAAATAAAGGAGAAGCTAATTATAATGATTTGTTAGAAGGTGTTTTATCAGCAACTATGTACTATGGTTTTGCAACCGAAGAATCATCAGAAGATATAACTCCAGAGCAAAAATTAGAATATCAAAGATCAAAAGAAAAACCTTATTATTATGCCCAAGCACAGAGCATCGTAGATAATGTTTCTGAATTATCTGACGAACATCAATTTATTCTTCTTCAAGATGCAGTTAAAAAAGCATATGGAGGAATTATGTACGAGGGCGAAGAAAATGAATTAAGAAATAGAGCTATTATTGAAGAAAACCCTGCACTTCTTTCTGGTATAAACGAAGTAACTACTTTTATGAATACGGGAATAGATACTATAAGTTCTACAGAAAATGCAGAAACGCTTTTAAATATCTATATGGAAAATCTTCCCGAAATGACTATAGCAGAAATGAAAAGAAGTGCCGAATATAGTTATAGATTAAGTTCCGGTCAAAAAGGATCAAGATATGGATCTATGGAAACTCAAATTGCTCTTAAAGATTGGAAAGAAGAAAATGCATTTATTGGCGGAGCCGCATGGAACCGTTTAGATAGACAAACCCAAGTAGACCTTGCTTTATTTATGATTAGATATCTAAAGAACGAACGACTGATTCCCGGTACAAATCAACGTAAACAAAGACTAATGAGACCCACCAGAGAAACAAGACCAGAATTTGATGGAGATAATTAATGCCTTTTACAAACCAAGATATTCCTAGACGATATTTTTTAAATCATGATTTCGATAGGCATAAAGAACACGAAATCGATTATTTCTTTAGAAAAGAAAAAGAAAGAAACTTTAATTTAAGCTATCTAGGAGCTACAGGAATTTATGATTCAATTTTTGGTACAAATCTTATTCCCAATGAAATGATGCCAGATGTAAGTCCTGAGGCTTTAAAAGATGAAGCTAGTTATCAACGACAGCCCAAACGTCTTGATTTATATGGACAAACAATGTCTAATGTAGCAAAAGGTCTTGGTTATGGCGAAGCAGCACAATACGGTTTTGAGTGGATGGGAGACATTCTAGGTTTTATGGAAGCATCTAGCAATTTCTTGCTTCAAGGAGCTTTAGATGGATGGTCTGGTTGGGTTGGAAACGATACAGCAGGATATGCTTTAAGACGAGGAATTCTTGTAGATGGTGAGATTGGAGATCCTTATGCTAATATTCCCTCTACAGGAACAGAAAGACCCGTAGATAAAGATATGGAGGGAAGATTTAATACTCTATACTTAGGGGATATTTATTCTAAGTTTAAACAACTTTTTGATAACGCCGGAGCTATTGGTAATTTTGTTAACGGAGGATCTCCTTACAGAGATATTCAAGATTCTTTAAACTATGCTGAAACGGATCCTAATTATATATCAAAAATTGACGGATCTTTTGATTCAATTAAATATTTTGAAGATAATTATGGAGACAATGCAAGGTTATTAAGTGTCTTAAATCGAAATGGTTTTAATATTGAAGAGCTAACAAAAGCTAAAAACAAAAGAACAGCAGACTATTTAGTAGGAAGAGCAGTTACTAGATCGTCTTTAGAAAGCACACTTGAGTCGTATTATGAAAATAGTGCAGTAGGTCAAACAGGAATGATGATTTATTCTCTTCCTTCTATGATTTATAACGACCCAGATATGGCCGCTACTTTAGGACTTGGAGGATTGGCTGGGCTTATTAAAGGCGTAGGTAAGGGTCTAGTAACACAAACACTAAAGGGAGTAGGAAAACAAGCTCTTAGAAACTCAGCAAGAGAAACATTTAGAAAATCATTAGGAACAAGAGTAGCTAAGTTATTTCACAATGCAGGAAAAGGAAGTGCTTTTGCTCGATATGCGGCTGCTGGCTTTAGAGTAGAGAAAGCCGGGTTCAAACAAATTGCTGACTCATTCCTTAAACTAGGAACAGCGGGCGCACTTCAAGGCGGATTGTCAGATATCTTATCACAAAAAGCAATGATTGAAGAGGCCAGAATTTTAGGTGCTACCACCGAAAGAGAAAAAGAATTTGACTACGCTAGATTTGCCCTAGCAACGTCTTTAGGATTTGTTTTAGGTGGAGCATTGGGAAGTATTCCAGCTATCGCAAAAGCAATGAAAAAATCAAATAATAAATCAAACCAACAAATTACTTCTGCCCTTGCTATCACTGATGAAGCTGGACTAGGAGTTGGATCTAGGTTTGTTTCTAATAGACCTCTTTTTGAAGAAATGAATGCTAACCGAGCAGCTAATAATGCAGAGGCTAGAGAAAGGGTTAGGAATACTAAAACCGAAGATGATCCAAGAGTTGATGCTGAAACAAAAACAAGAGTTTCTCCAGATCAAAAAGAAGTTAAACTAGACCGCATGACAGAAAGTGCCGTAGCAAGACAAGATCCTGAAACCGGACGTTTTGCTATGATGGATGCTGAAATGGAAGCTGGTATTCAATTTAGAGAAGTCATGAGAACAAAAGACGCTGCTAAAATGAAAAAACTTGCAGAATCTTTAGGTCGTGTAATTAAAGCTATTGAAAACAAAGTTAAGAAAAGTGGAAAAGAATTATCTGAAGAAGATAGAGCATTTCTTAATAAACTAGTAGCACAAGAAAATATGTTTAGACGTAGATTAGGAATGAAAGAAAGAGAAGTACCTTCTACTGAATCCGTTAAAACAACAGATAAGAGACAAGGCGCACGAAAAGCATACGCTCCTTTAAATACTGAAGAAAAAGCAAGAATAGATGCTAAAGTTAAAAATAATAAAGCCTCAAAAAGAAAAAGCAGGATGTCTAAGGCAGAAAGAAAGAAAGCTAGTAGAGCTATGCAAGACGATAAATTCTTTGCTGGCCTTAGTCCTGAACATGCAAAAGTATTAGAGCTTTTTAATACTTTGGTTGGTATGGGTGTATTGAAACCAGATGCTGCTTTAGTTTTACGATCAATATTAGCAAATCAAAATCCAAGATATCTTAGAAATATTAGGTATCGAGAAGAAACTGGAGATCTTATTGTAACAAGACCAGCAGACGAAACATCTGGTCTTTCTAGAAGCTCTCAAGAACTACAAGAAGATTTGTTAGGTACTTTTGCGGAAGTAGAATCCAGAGGCGAAGACGGATCTGTAGAATTAATTTTAAACCTTAATGAGATTAAAAAAGCATCAAGTGTTGAACAAGTTGGTGTATTCTTGCATGAAATTGCTGGGCACGTTTTTCATGAAGATCTTCCTATTCATTTACAGAAAAAAATTCTTGATGAATATAATAATATGACTCCTGATGAAGTCGAAGTATTTAAAAACATACTTAGAGCATTAGGAGCCGATGAGCGACAAGTTGCACACGCTATGAGCGATCCATATGAGTTTTTTGCTGAACTCACTAGGATAGTACTTACTGATAGATATGATCGGGCTGGAGTCTTTGATGAAGCCCATAACATAACAATGGGATTAGATGCGGGTTCTCAATATAGAATACTAGAATTAATTGATAGTATCTACTCCTTTGTTGTAGAAAAAGCAAGAACACTTGTCCAAAATGTACTTGACGTTATTAGATCAACCCAAGAAGAACTTGATGGTGGTTATAGAGATCTTAACGCAAGACAAGAAAGACAAATGGAGATTATGGAAAAGCTTAGAGAGAGCATCGAAGAAGATTATTTAGCTTCTCTAGAATTAGATACTTATCAATCTCTAAGCGGTACTGTTATTAAGAATAAACTTAAAAGAGCATTAACAGACTATCCTTTATCAAAAGCTATTAGAGATGATATTGAATCTCACAGCAGAGGAGCAGAAGAAAGAGTAAAGATTTTTAGAGAAGATTCTGATGGAACTCCTACTATAAAACAAAGGGAGAAACTTCGTCAACTAGAAAATACCACAGGGGATGTTTTTACTAAGTTTATATTCTATATAAATGATTTTCTAAGTAGTGGGCCGGGTTCTCAAAAGAAACTATTTTTAGATAACAAAACAGATGTAGAAACTTTTCAAAATACTATTACATCTTATATTAATGAATTAGATCAAGGAACTCAATCTGGAAAAGATCTTGCTACTTATCTAACCGTAAGGTATCTTGATCCCTTTGAAATGTTTGAGTATGTTTTATATGTAGATAAAAATGGAAAGCCAACTAAACTTTCAGATTTAATTTCACAGGCTGCACAGATTAGATCTGTAATAGATCCTCTTAGAATAGATTCTGAGATTATTGTAGCATCGAGAACACAAAAAGGAAACTCATTAGAAGCTAATATGGATGTTCTTCGAGAAGTTAACTTTGAAAGACGAGGTGTAGCAAAAGGTCTACAAATAGCTTTTGAAAATTCTATTGATTTAGGATCAGAACTTAGAGGACACCCCCTAACCGATATGCTCGACTATGGTGATTTTATAGACGGTACACTATCCAATGCTCTTTTCTTACAGGAGAGAATGAAGTATCCCACACTATTAAACTATAAAAAAGGCGGAGAAGGAGCTATTAACCAAGGAATTATGTCAGATGTTCCTGCAAGTGCTATTGAGACCGCTAGACAATATCTACATTTAAGAGATAGATTGGCAAGAATTGAAAAAGGAAGAGATGTCGATTTAAGACAAAACGAAAACTTTAAAGAGTGGTTCCAAAAATCCAAAGCATCTCATTTAGATGGAACGCCAATGTTACTATTTCACGGAACTACCGCTAAAGAAGACTTTAGTTACTTCGATACAAACATAAATACAACTGATGTTGGATTTTATGGAAAGGGAATTTATTTTACTAGTCAAGCAAACGAGGCCAATACTTACGCTGGTAGTGGAGCAAGAAAGTATGGAAGAGTAATTCCTGTATATCTTAGTATGCAACGACCATTTATATTAAAATCAAATGAGGCTTTTTATGAAGAAATAAGCCAATTTTTTGATCCAAATAAACCAGAAATGAGTTTTACTGAATCAGAATACCTTTTAACTCTTGAGTTATTAGAAGGAAATATTCCTGAATCGAGAATAGAAAAAGCAAAAAAAGTTGCTAAGACTGTTCAAGATATTCTAAAAGAACAAGGATATGATGGATTAATTATTGAAGAGGGACGAGAATATATTGTATTTGAGTCTACACAAGTTAAATCCGCTATTTCAAATGATGGTAGTTATAGTAGAACTGAAAAAGTAATTAGAAAAGCTGTTGCTCCAGAAAACAGAGATAATATTGTTCCTCCTGCAATGGATCCTGAAGCTGCTGCAAGAATTGAAAAATTCAATAAACTCAGGAACAAAGAAAAAGTTCTCTTTGATCCTAAGTCTTCTCTTAGACTTGCAGAAGGACACGAAGACATTGCTTCTCTTCCCGCTTCTAAGTTAGAAGAAATGGTATTAAATGGAAGTTTAGTTGTTATTGATAATAAACTTCAAACAAAAACTAAGACTATTCTAAGCGCAGTAAAAGAACTGGTTACAGAAAAAACATTAAATACTATTGAGAACCTTGATAACATTACCCCAGAAGCCGCTGTAGAAGCTGTATCTAATAACATTACTAATACAGCCGAAGCGGTAACAAATCAAATTGGAGAAGCAGCAGATAAATCTACAATGAGACGAACAGTCAGTACTCAGTCTAAATCAAAGAAGCTGCCAGAAAGCCTTGTTGTTGATGATTCAGGAAATGTTGATGTTGTTTCGTTTGTAAGTCATACTGATAGCAAGGGAAATCCAAGTGTATATGATGCATTAATTAAATCAATTAATGGCGTAGTAAAAAATCTACAAGATGCAGAAGACGCTGCCGGTGAGATTATTGCTCAGGTAATGGATGGAAAGATTACCGCTAAATCAGATAAAACAGAAGGTCCAAAGCAGCTTCTTTCTTTCTTAGCAGGAAAAGGAGCATCTTTAGCTAGATCTAGATTTAGAGAAGAAAAAGGACAATTTACAGAGGGCGGCGAAACTAAATACAGATCTTTAGAATTTGAATCTGCTGGTGTTAGAGAGGCGGCAGAAGCAATGGGTTCAATGTCAATGAGAATGACAGACGTTGAGTCTGGAACAATGAGAGGTCTTGAGGTTTCTACCGCTGCTAAGAACAGAATTGATTCTATGCATAAAGCTGGTAGGTTAACAGACGAAGAAAAATTCCTTCTACTACAAGAGTGGGATTTTGTAATTAATGAAAAAATATACAACAGAGCTAAAAAAGAAAAAGAACGTATTCAAAAGAAAAGATCTAAGTTAAAGGCAAAGGGACAGGTTCTATCTGAAGAAGATGCTGCATCTCTAGTTGAGCAAACAAAAATTGTTAGTGAATTAAAAGACAGAATCGCAGCTACCCCAACTGCTTTGAATAGAGCATTTAAAAAGAAATTCCCTCAGTATAAAACATTAAAGAAAACTCAAGGAGATAAATTAGGTACTATTGATTCAATTAGAGAATCAGGTAAACAAAAGTTTGTAGAAGAGGGTACAATTGATATTGATGGAGAAACAGTTGCGGAGCTTGTTCCAGAATCTAAGCCATACGATTTAGAAAAAGCAGAAGCTCAAATGAGACAAGACGGTCTTCAAGCATCTGTTGAGAAAATTGACATAAACGAAAGCCAAACAAAAGCAGACTTAGAAGAGAGCAAGGCTTCTACTGGTGTTTCTAAGATTAATAAACAACGAGAAGAAAAAGCAAAAGAAACTACTGTAAGCTCTAATGATTCTAAAACAACCGTTATTAATACTAGATCTATTAAAACAATTAGAACGGGAGAGCCTACAACCTTTACAGTTCATGAGGCTTCTACAAGCAAGAAACCAACCAAGAAAGCTACAGTCGCTACTACTAGTAAGCCTAAAGCAGAAGCTGTTCGAAAAGAAGCAGACCAAAACAAAGAAACTGTAATTAAAACATCAGAGGTTATTCTAAAGAATCCTGTTGTTGCAACAAAGCCTATAACAAAAGCAGAAGACCTTATTGATCAAATTCCTGATGATTTATTACTAGTAGAGGGAATCGATACTTTCATCCTCAAGGTTACTATTAAAAATGGACTTGATACACTACGAAAGCTTGGCTTTGTTAAGACCTTGCAAGATGAGTATGATTTTATTATGAGTTATTTAAATGATCAGCATGGCATTGATGCTGTAATTCATATCGATGGCGAAGACGCTACAATTGTTTTGCCTGCTGAGGTATCAAGAAGAAATACCGTAAATGAAACTCACTCCGCTACAGGGAAAGTAGAAACTGACGGAGTTAAGGTAGATGAAGATGCTGCTGTTCCTGATGAAGAAGGAAATACCAAGCCTATTGATGATGAAGATGAGCAGGTTGTTGATAATGGCCGAGATGCAGCAGATGGTCCCGAAGTAGAAGAGGGAGAAGCCCATGCTCACGATACCGACGATATGTCTGTTCAAGATCAAGTAGATGCTTTTATTTTATCTGATAATGAATTTTTAAACAGCTTAGGTGCTGATATCCAACTCGTTAGTAAGTTAATTTCCTTGTTCCCAAGATCTATGCATAGTTTCCAAGCTGTTTCTAAGCTTGTAGGAGGATATCTACTACAGGCTTCAGAAATTATGAAAAAGAACTCAGCAAATCATGGAGATGAAGCTGTTGTTTATTTCTGGAAACAAGTTGATTCTATTAGACTTAAGAACGACAAACAACGACAAAAGATAGAAGCTATGGAAACAAAAACTATAGCAGATCTATTAAGTGTTAAAACCGATAAGCAAATCTACGAACTAGCAGCAAAGAAAACAAACAAGAAGTTTAATAAAGACAATAAGAAGCCTAGATTCCAAGAACCTCTTCAACCAGAAGAATACGATGCATTAACTGGCGGACGTAAGTTTGAATCAGAAGCAGAGAAAATGAAGAGGGCCGAAGAGCAAGCAGGTAAGTTTGACGGAAAAGCCAAAGGTGCTGTTAGAAGATGGTTTAACAAAAAAGACGGAAACAATCACAGAGTTGTTAGAGAGCAAGGATGGATAGGAACTGTATTTGGTGCCTCTGATATTGATTCTCAAAATTGGTGGAGAAACACCATGAGAAATGTCATGCTTTTCGCACAATATGGTACAGGATTAAAGGATACTATGTATTCTTATATTCCTCTTATGCAAAAGCTAAGTCGTTTTGTAGACGATACTCGGTTCCACACAGGACATATTGTGGGAGCGGGTAAGAGACCAATTAGAACTTGGATGGCTTCTAAGAGTAAAGCTGATAGATTTATTGGCATTTTAATGACTGAAAACGCTAGGCTTCTAAGAATATCTAACAGATATAATTCATATAATTCAATTATGTCTTATATCTTTAATTCAAGAGCCTCTAAGAAAGCTATTGATAAAAACGAAATCAAAGAACTTCTCACAGAATCAGGAGTTCCTGCGAATAAGATAAATGATGCTGTTGAAGAAATATTTGAAGCGTCTGTAAAATATAACAAAACACTTACTCTTATGTTTAAAAAGGTATTTGAGCTACAAGAAGAAACAGGATGGAAAGACTTTATTTCTGGATCTAAGAAAGCTCCCCTTGATCCAGAGACTTATGTGCCAATTACTTTAGATCCTAACAAGGTAGCAAGTCATTCAGATGCTATTGAAATGATGACAAAAGCAAGAAGGAACACAATTAAAAATAGAGAAACTATCCATAAGAGTATTGCTTACGCTTTAGGGTGGCTTCCTGTTGATATTAAAGAAGGCGATGCTCCTTCGTCTTTATTTGGACAGGGAACAGATAGAACCGGCAATCCTGTATCAAACCTAAGATCTTCTCTTGAAAGAGTTATCGATACTAACTTTGATGCAGAAACAATTGCTATGAATGAAAAAATTAGAACCAGAACAAATCCATTAGATAGTCTAAAGGCAAATGAAAGACTTCATGGCAGAATTGGCAGAGATTGGTTCTTGATTAAAGATGGCGATGATTACGTTATTGTTAAAATGCCTAAAAAGCTAGAAGAGCTATCTGTTTCTGATAGAGCTAAATACATGAAGGCCGTTGATGGAGATGCTTCTAATTATACTCCTAATATGATTGATTTTCTTAAGTCAACAAAAAATCAAGATATTATCATGGCAGAGATGTCAGAATTATTAAGTTGGAAACTTGGGCAAGGAATATACAGTAATAGTGTTATTTCTGCAAAAAACTATAAGCCTATTTTAGGACTCGGTGATCCAGAGGGAAGAAGTGTTGGAGTCCGTATTCAAAACATTACTCCCGAAGAAGTTATGGAGTTTCCTGAACTAAAAGAGATATTACAAACTAACTCTGCTCTAAGTACTATAGATTTCTTACATGGACGTTTGTTTGAACTTCTTGCTCAACAGGAGCTAGATCGAATGCTTGGAACCAAGGGCATTAGAATGTATGAGTTTTTACGACAATCTAGGCAGTTGGGATTGGAAGAGATTTCAAAAGCAAGACATTCTCCTGAACTAGAAGAAATGCTTACTTCGTCTCTTAATGCTGGAATGGATAAAATAGAAGAAATGTATAGCATGTATTCTGGAAAACTTTCTAGAATTGATGATAAGTATAATCCCACAAATACTCAACTGTATACCGTAGCTAGTAACCTTGTTCAAGGATCAACTGCTTGGGGGTACGGAATTGCTGCGGGAACAGAAACATTAGCAATTACAGCTAACTCTGGAATACTTTCCGCTAATCCAGCAAAGATTATAAGCAATACCATAACTCTTTTAAGAAATGTTTTCGGTGATTTAAGGTATGATAGGGCTGCTGATAGAATGGAAGTAGCAGATACAATATTTGCTTTTGATATTCTAAACAGAAACATGACTGTCAGATTCTTGTCGGAAATGGATCAAACAGTAGAAACTTCGCTTTCTTCTGCCCAAAACTGGTTTGGTCCCGAAGGAGCAGGATTGCCTAAATCTGTTCTAGATTCAAATTCTAGAATACCTCAAGAACTGGCTGGCAGATTTGCTTATTTTGCAAACCAAGTAGGATCACTACATCAAGTAACTAATGCCAACCGAATGATGGCAATTACCAAATACACAAGAATGATTCAAAAACATCTTGAGAGCGGTAGATTAATTAAACTACTAGACAAGATGGAAGAGCCAGAAAATGCTAATAAGATTAAAAATCTAGAACAAAAGGCTTCTACAGATAGAAAAGCACAAAAAGAACTAATTAAGTTCCTTAAGGACTTGGCTAGAAAAGAAGGACTTAATTATCAAGACGTTGTTCCTTTTATGCAGTATGGTCTTCTTAATAGAGAAATGATTGATTCTCTTAATTCTGCTCTGAAAGCCATTGAGGCTAAAAATGGAAGAATTGATTTTGCTAAACTTAGAGATCTGTATGTACAAGCTAGGACAAACAAATCTAAAACAGACGTAGATCCTGATGTTCTTGAAGATGCAGTAGATAGATTTATTTACATGTCTGAGCAACTGGTTACTCTTAGAGATGTTTCTGAACCTATGGGCCTATCTATTCAAACAGGAACTGTAGGTAGGACTACTGTTGGTCGTTTGTTAAACAAGTTGTTTAGCTGGGTTCAGTCATACCAGTACGGAACAATTGCAAACTTTGGTGGAAGAACCACCCTTAAGTATCTAGTCGGAACCTTGACAATATACGCTGTAGCTGATCTTGTTAACCGTACATTCCGAGAGTGGTTAGCAGGGAGAGATGCGGAAGATATTATGAAGGAAGTTGAAAAGGAACCAATCAGGTATATTAGCAAAGCTGCTGCTGGTGTTCCCCTTCTTGGTCGTTTCAATGGATTCCTTGGATTAGTAATCAATTCTATCCAAACCGCTCTTGGTGTAGACCCCACAGATACTTTTAACCCCTTTGGTGCGCCCGGTTTAAGCGCACTTCCAAAGTATGTAGACAAAGTAGCAAGAGCTTCTAAAACAACCGCAGAGCTTATTACGGGTCGTTCTGAAAAAGAGTTTGCAGAAATATCCGCTGAATATGCTAAACTGGCACTTTTAGATGGTCCTGTTAATAAATCGCCCCTTGGTATTCCAGTAAGAATCTTTGAAGAGCTTGAGGCGATAGACGAAGGATCTTCTCTTAAAGAATTCCTAGATTCTATCCAAAGAGACGCTCAACCCTACCAAAGAAAGAGGGGAAGGTATAGAAAACAAAACTATGACTTCTCTGCTCCTACAGATGGTATAGGACTTCTAGAACAAAGACGTATGTCTGAACAAAGGCTAGAAAACATAGATTTATATAATAAAACAGAAAAACCCGCCCAGATAGATAGGATAAGACAATCTGTAGCAGAAATGCAAAGAGAGTCAGGAGAATCCTTCGAGAGGCCTCAGAGACCTCAGAGGCCCAAGGGGACTCCTAAATCCACAGAACTCGGCAGCGGGCCTTCTAGGGCTTCTGAGAGGCTTGCAGATGTACTTCAGAAAAAGCAAAAGAAGTGATAACACTAATAAATAATTGGGTATAAAAGAGGGAGATACCTAAGGTGTATCTATAGATATCTGTATAGTATAGTTAATATAGTATATTAACTATAGATTATTGCTGTTGATATCGTTGGTATGGACTAAGGATTGCGGGGGGTTTCGGAGTTTTATCACAATTTGCTATGGGGAGAATCAAATGGAACATCTAATTACTATTTTAATAAGTATCGCTGGACCTGTTGTTTTAGCAATCATGGGTTTTATGCTTAGACTATATTCTAAAATTAGTTTACATGAAAAAATGCTTGAGGCACATGATCGAAGAATTAGAGATATATCATCTAGATTACAAAAATTAGATGATAAACAGTATTCAATCGTTAAGAGTATACCAAGAAGTTAAAATCGACTAGGGGTCGCAAATACACAGATAGCCCCGTCGTCACTCCGTTCCTCCGTAACCCCCCGTCACCCCCCAAGGCTCTACCCTAGCCAGAATCTCCTCAATTGCGAATGAGTCTCAATCGCAGGGAAGGGCATTTTTTTCGCTCCCCGATATCCAGTGTCGAAACGAAACACCGAAACGGAGACAACAAATGGCAATCATAAGTAAAGGCGCGACCCTGAGCGCATCCAAGTCAAGTCTAGACCGCGAGAATCGCAAGCTTCACAAGGTCGCCCGTGACCGCAAGGTCAAGGTAGAGTGGAACGGAATCGAAACGTGGGTCCGCATCACGGAACTACAAGGTGCGCTCCAGCGCGGCGCACGGACCTGCTGACCTGCTTTTTTCGCCCTGCGATATCCCCTGACGGCTCGGGAAACCGGACCTGACGGATTGACCGAAAAACCTAGTATACTGGCCTGTTACGGGCCTGCCCGAGCCATAGCGGCGCGAGAAGGGTAGTGGGCGAGAAGCGGCCCTACTGAGGACACTCCACGCTATATGGATGCTCTAGTTATGCCTATCTCATGGCTATCGGCTGGAGCGAGTGACTATCGAAACCGAACGTCACCGATGACGGGCCACTGCCCGGTAACGGCGCGGGGTGTACATCAGGAAGGGCGATCCGTCGCCCCAGCGATATACTGTCCGATTACCGAATCTTTACTGTAGGCAGAAGTGCGTTTTAGAGGAGGAGCTACGTCGAGCAAGGCATACGATAGCCGCTCATATGACCGATCTCCAGATTCGAACGTTCCCTGTAACAGTGACGATTCCCGCTCCAGTGTACGATACCGAATCACTGGAGCGTACTGTAGGGTATCGCCGGGTTTTTTCGCCTTGCGATATCCTACAGTGCGCTTCAACTCTGAAACGTACTATAATCGAAACAGTCATTTGGAGATCAAATATGACTAACGCTAAGATTGATTACCGTTCTTTCTCTGGTGCCGACCTTGTGACCGCTGCTCAGGGCGGTAACGTCAAGGCCCATGGTGAGCTGGCTCGTCGGCTCCAGAATGCTAAGATCAAGGGCAAGGCCTACAAGGTCACCCGCCTTGAGAAGCTCATGGCTAAGGTCGCCGCTCCCGCTCCCGCTCCGGAGGCTCCCGCTCCGGCTCCCGAGGCTCCCGCTCCGGAAGTCATCACGACCGCTCCGGCATCGGAGTACCGTCCGGTTGACGGTCTCACGGTCGCTCTCAAGGCTAAGATCGACGGTGGCATGAGCCGCGACGAAGCTATCATGTTCGTCTATAGTGACAAGGCCCGCCGCGATGCTATCGGTTCCGCCATCGGTGGCAAGGTCACGCAGAAGCTTCTGGCTCAGGCCTGCGGCGTCACGACCTGCCGTATCGCCCAGATCCTCAAGGCCCAGCGCGAGGCTACTGCGGCTCCCGCTCCCGCTCCTGTCGAGAACCGCGAGGCCGATATCCTCGCCGCACTCGCCTAAAGTGTAGAGCGCAGACAATAGCCCGGAGGCTCTACCCGCAAGGGTAGGGTCTTCGGGCTATATTTTTTTTCGCCGCGTGAGTGTGGTTTGATGAGTGTGGCTTGCGGGGTCTTGGGTATAGCGTGGTTTGATGAGTGTGAAATGAGTGTGGTCGGCTGGCGCGGGGGTATATTCTAGTTTTTGGGTCAAATATTATACAATCACCGTGTCCCTATAAGGTGAAGGAGAAAATAATATGAGCAACACTAAAGATCGTTTCCCGTTCGTGATCTATCATAGCATCCTAGGATCGGGAGCTATCGCTATGGATTGGGCGCAGACCCGTAAAGAGGCGGAAGAT